TTATACAATGATTACAGATTAGCGGCTGAACATGATGGATGGGAGCAAAGTGTGATACTTGGCTCGTTGCGTAACCTTGCTTTTAGTTTGTCGCAGGATTTCAATGAACTGGAATGGATGGGAATGTTTGATGAACAACAGAAAACGCATGATGCTGAAATGTGAATTGATGTATTATCGCAAAGGTTTTTGTCGAAAGCCAATAGGTAAATATGACAGAGAAAAAATCCGCAAGTTTTGTTTTGCAAGAATCGGAGAATGTGGAGAATATTACATACGATGAACAACCGAAGCAGAATTAAGCATCGCAGATACCGACAGATAGGACGATTACTATACTACTATTGCTGTGTACGTTACATGAACCGAACAGATGGGAAATGGGTGGAAACAATGGCAGAATGTCCTGTTTGTAATGGTGACGGAGAATTTACAACTGACGATGATGTATATACCTGTCCTGAATGTGGTGGAAGTGGTCGAATATCAACTTTAAGACGTGTAAAGTGGATTAAGGAGATGGGATATGAAAAAAAAACAGGAAATCGAAAAGCTAAAAAGGCACAATAAATTATTAAAAGAAAAATTGAAATTCCTACAAAAACAGAATAGGGAACTGCAACACAAGCTGGACGCTATCGCTTTAAATGCTATTGCAAAGGAGATGACAGGATGCACACAAGGAGCGAATGGCTACGAAAACATGGTACTTTAATTTTTATGAAAGACGAACTTCGTCATCAACCAATCACACAAATGCTGGCCCTGCTTGTCATTGATGTGTTACTAATGTTGGTGGAGGACAAAATCCGTGAAAAAGCCGATTGATCTGAAGAAGGCGTGGGAAAAGTTTATTAAAGAACAGGAGAGGAAGTATGGAGGTGGCAAGAAATGAACGAACCGATTATTAGTCCGTGGTTGTTTTACTTTGCTGATATGTTATGTCCGTTGCCAGCCATACTTGGTTTTATAATAGTTGTCTGCGTTGCAACGTATATCATTTGTAATGTGTGCAGAAAAGATGCGTATTTGAGACTTAATTATTATAGGACTGAGTGTAATCGTCCAAATTGGATTTTAGAAATAAAAGAAGATATAAAAAGTTTCGATGCGAAAATCAAAGTAGCGGAAGTGGTCGGTATAATCTCTCTTATTTTGGCGTTATTTATTCCATCTAAAGAAACGGCATACAAGATGTTTATTGCATATCACGTTACCCCGGCAAACATCCAAATGACAGAGGATATGGTAGACAAGTCAATCGACAAGGTTATCGAAAAAATAATTAACTATCAGAAAAAATTGGAGGAGAAAAAATAATGGAAGAAGACAAATTAGCGAGAAACCTTGATGGATTTTATCTGCGAGTGAATCGGCATGGCAAATGGGTGAATAGGTGCTTTACCGATCTGACGGATCAGGAACAGTATGACTGGCTTAAAAAGCTGACTATGGATGGAAAGAGAAAAATTATTGATGGCTTGTTGGATTCCTTAAATGAAATTTTGGGAATTCCTGATATTGATGCCGATGAATTGGTTTTAATCGCAATGGCAACTGCAAATTGTGTTTATAACGTCGGGGGAATTTTGGACATAGAAGCCAAATATGAGGGGGAATAGACACAATGCTGTGCTATCAGGACAGAACGTTCTGCAAGGCAGAACATTGCAAACGCTACGAGAAGGAATGTAAGGTTTCTTTCACGGCAGCGAAACGGATGAGAGATGCAAGTCCAGATCCGCTTGATAAGGAACTGGGTATCGCGGTCAGGGATATGAGCGGTGTTTGCAGATGGTTTAAAGAGAAAGGGGATACATCAAAATGAACAAACCGGAACTTGTAAGCAAGGCGAAGAGTGGGGAACGGTTGGGCTGTGTGTATATCATGCCGGAGAGAAAAACGAAGTTTTCTGCCGGGTATGATTTCTACTGTCCCAAGAAAGTTGTCATTTCTCCCAACAAAACAGCGGTGATTGGGACAGGGTACAAGGTTAAGTTGGAACGGGACGAGGTGTTGCTTCTGCACATCCGCTCCAGTATGGCATTCAAGCGTAACCTGATGATGGTCAACAGCGTGGGTGTCATTGATTCAGACTACTACAACAACGAGGACAACGAAGGAGAAATTCTGATTGGCTTACTAAATATTGGCAACGACATTGTGACCATCGAACGAGGTGAACGTTTTGCACAGGGTATCGTAGTAAACTATCGGACATGGGGTGACGAACCTGAAACTGAAAGGACGGGCGGCGTAGGATCAACTGACAAAAAGGAAGAGAATGGAAACTAAAGAAGAAGCAATACCGAAAAAGCCGGACTGTCAACACTGCACGGTCCGGCATATCGGTTGTCATGGAAAAAGTTGTCCGTATGGCTGGGAAGAGTGGGCGGAGTACCATGCAAAGGAATTAGAACGAAGATACAACGAACGCTTTGTAGCAGCGACACACGGAAAGAGTAAAGAGCGACGGTTGTTAAAGAAATTGAAAGGATATTACAGGTGAGATGATATGAATAAGATAATCGTTCTTGGCAGATGCACTGCGGACCCTATCATCAGATACACACAGAATCAAAAGGTCGTGGCACAGTTTACGTTAGCGGTTGACAGACCGTTTTTGAATCAGCAAGGAAACAAGGAAGCAGATTTTATTCCTTGTATTGTATGGGGCAAGGGTGCGGAACTGATTGGCAATTCCTGCGCCAAAGGTCACCGCCTGTTAGTGGAAGGACGTCTCCAGATTCGCAACTACGAGGACAAGGATGGCAATAAACGATGGGTATCAGAAGTCATTGCAAACAACTTCGAGTTTATCGAGCGAAGAGGATACACAGCACCCGAGTCTGCATCGTCCGCACCTGGCATGGCATCCAAAGCGGAAGCGGAAGCAAAGAACCTTATGAATTCCCATGCTTTTGACGGTTTGGGAGAAGAGGTAGATTTTTAATTCACAGGGGCGTGGTATAATATGGTCAACGTACAAACGAATGAAAAAGGTAAGGTCATTTACATTAGGGTGGTCGTTTATTCTGAACCTGTTGCTCAGGGTAGACCACGGTTTTCCACACAGGGAAAGTTTGTAAGGGCATATGACCCAAAGAAGAGCAGGGATTATAAAAATCTGCTTCGCATGGCAGCCCAGGAAGTTTACAAGGAATGCCCCGGCTTTCAGCCTTTTGATGGTGTGCCGCTGGGATTGCGTGTCCATGTGTTTCGTTCGATCCCAAAATCGTTTTCCAAAAAGAAGCACGAGGATGCCATCATCGGAAAGGTTCGACCCATCACGAAGCCCGATTGCACAAACTACATCAAGGGAATCGAGGACGCTGTTTCAGGTGTGCTGTGGAAAGATGACTCGCTGATTGTGGAAGATGTGTGCCGAAAGTTTTTTTCTGACCAGCCCAGGATTGAAATGGTCGTGTGGCCGTTAGTGTACAATGCAGGTGATTCTATTGCAACAAAGCTATGACAGCAACGACAACTTAATAGAGTTTGTTCTCCGCAATGCGGATCGGATACAGAAATGCGTGGATGAGAAAAAGGTGGACCCTGGTGTGAGCCGTGATAACAACGTGGGTGGTGGCAGAAGCCGTATCTCTGACCCCACAGCGATGCAAGCACTGCACAGGGTAGAATCCGTGGGATTTATTCACTGTCCTTATGGTCCCGCCATCAACGGAAAAAGGGATACACGTTACATACGATGCCCAGAAAAATGGCTGACCATCGAAAAGATGACAAGGGAATTCTACACAAGAGATGCCGAGAAGGAATTGGTCAGAGAGGTATACCAACGTAGGTATCTGCAGGGAGAGTATGGGGAACGTTGGGAGATTACCTGTGCGAAGCTTAAGATCAGTCGTACATGGTATTACAGTTTGGTTCATGATGTGATTCGATTTGCCGGTCTATATGCGGCGGGCATGGGACTCATTGCCCCTTATAGCAAGTTTGGGGAGAAAAGGGAATAGGGGAGAAACAAAAAAAGAGCAGGGCGGGTCTTTCGATCCGTCCTGCTTTTGTTTTATTTTCTCTTTAATCTAATTCCTCCAAATCATTCATCAATTCTTTTATAGGGACCTCCCATTCCTGCGACAACGCTTTGACTTCATCCTCGCTGATGATTGTGTTTTCATCGGTAGGCCGTTCCACTCCTAACCAGTTTTCAATGTTCTTCACGATTCTGTATTTTTTCATTTTTCTTCCTCTTCCTTTTCCACCTTGTACTTGCGGTTTGCCTGGCTTTGACCAGCTCGTAAAACATCCCACAGGTAATCTTTCAGCTTTTCAAATTCCTCATCCGTAACATAAATATTCCGCTGCCGTTTCGGTATCTCTGGTGGTTTTCTCCCACCATTGTGACCCGTTGAAAGGCCTGTTCCCTTGCCGGCCCCTTCACGTTTTCCACCCCAACCATTATAAACTCGATTGGGGTCTTTCTTTTTCCCTGTCATACTTTCCATCTCTCCTTATCCAAAAATGAAATTCAATATGATTAACAACAAGACAAACTCTGGGAATCTGCAATGCTCATGTTCCGCATCCTGTAACTCTTTCCATCTTGCCTCTGCTTTTTCACGTTCGGTCATCTTGTTTTTCCTCCCTTTACATTTTAATTGGATTGTTCCTCTATGTCAATGTCTTCTACTGTATTCGATAATTGATTTAAAAGGTATGTCTTGCTTTCAACATTTGATGCAAACCTGTACAACCTTTCAACCCTGTCTGCCACGGATTCTACATCAATGGTAGGGTAGTATAATGGGCTTGCGTTCTTTGCTTTTTTACATTGCTTAATCAATTCGTACAATCTCGAAATGGTTTCTCCAGCCTCTTCAATCAACCGCTCACAAGCTATCTCCCTGGCCTGTATTTGTTCTTCGATCATTTTGTTTGCAATCGTTTTGAATTCCGTATCATTCATTTTATTTCTCCTTCCATACCTCGATCCGTAAATAGCGTTTGCCATCCTCGTTTCTGCATTCTGCATCATCTCTGCATTCCAGGCAGAAAACACTGTTGCTGTCGCAATTCAGATATCCTTTTACTTCCATGTAAGAAAAGTCTACCTGTTCCGCAAGAAAAGTCATTACCTCATTCAGCCCATTACAGATGATGTCCGAGAGTGGATGCACCGGCACCCACCCATCCTTTCCGCATTCATTTATTACAATTCTATACTTTTGTAGCATATGTATTCACTCCTTTTCAAACAATCACAAGCCTTAACACGGTTTTCTCTTCGGCAAAGTCATACACACGAACCTTGTGTGGCTCTGTGTCTTTTTTGCTCATCTTCACCGCTTGGTCGATCGCTTCGTACACATCATCGAACATCAAGACGGTAGTCCAACGATTGCTCCACTTTGACATGTAGTCAACAAGATATCTGTTCCTCATGGTTATTGCTCCTTTCGTTTCAATCTGAACATTGCGTCCCTTTCGTTCCGTTTCTCATCCTCAAGGGATCGCAGAATCATATCGATCTGCCTTTTGACAGAGCCGATGTCGTTTCTTATGTGGTCGTATTTGAATGCGATATCCGTCTCCTTCTTGACCCTTGCAAGTGAGAAATTGTCGTTTGCCATGTCCTCGCAATCCTCAAGCGTTTTCTTTACTTGCCCAATGCTTTCCGAAATACACTTGGTCTGCTGCTCTATCATTTTAAGAATATTCTCGTGTGTCATTATTTTCTCCTTTCCAATTTCTTTTCCAATTTCTTTTGTGCATCCTCAATCAATTCATTCGCATAGTTAACATGCGATAGTGCGCGCCTTAATGCGTTCAGTGCCAGGTCATAATCCTCCCAAAGCGGATACAATTCTGATCCGCCGTGGTCGTGTGCCATGTTTTTGTTCTCGTTGGTGAAGTAAATGCATCCATCAATCATGTCCGGAAGTTTACCCACGCTGTCCAACAACATTTTGTTCTGTAAGTTAATCATTTCCACTACTGCCTTTTCCATAGTTATTCTCCTTTCGTTACATAATTCCAGATAAAATATAGCTTATAGGTTCTTCTGCGTAAATCGTACAATTGTCAAGCCAAATTTCAATTGGTGGATTGGCTTCATCACAATCCGGTTCAGCTTCCTTTAAACAATTTATTTTGTCAACGTTGATGTAAATCGTTTCATGCGATCCGTATTTGTTGGTAATCTTAATAAATTTACTCATGTTTATTCTCCTTTCGTAACGTATGTGGCTTCTTCCCAGGTGATGTGTACCTTGTCAAATACGGCATCCTGGGTCTTGATACATTCATCAATATCGCAGCCTTCGTTATCCGTTTCCGTTTCGTGGTTGTACATTGCCCTTTCGACTTCCATTTTAAAGTATTTGTATGCTAATTCAAAGTCGGTGAAAACATACATCTTGTCGTTGTCACCAAATTCAAATCCTTCGTGGTTCTCGAATTTAACTGTAATAATGTGCGCACCACCACCAATATACTTCATATCTCATTCTCCTTTCCCATTCAGCTTATTCATTACATACTTTCCAAACCACACCACGAACACATCCTGTTCGTACATCGGTACACCGTATTTCTTTACGATTAGATCAAGTACATTGTCTGAGCTTTCCAAAATCCATTCATCAATTGAGGTGTCGTAGTAGTATCGAACATACTTATGTTTGAAACAATAATTCTTGCTGTGTTGTATGGTTTTCGCTACTTCTACTTCCCAAATATCTTCAAAGCCTTCACCATTGTTGTCGTGATAAACTTCTCTCCGATATTCCCAAAAGCATTCTTGACTATCAACCGTATCTTGTCCGTAGTATACGCCAATTTCATCACCATCGTTTTCAAAAACAAACTGATTCCAAACTTTTAACTGTGTAGCCGGATTCAATTCTTTAAACAGCCTTATTAATTCATCCCTGTTAATCATGGTTATGCTCCTTTCTTATCTTCAATCATCCTGTCGAGGTCTTCCATAGTCAGCCCCATGTCGTCAAGTAACTGTTCGCAGATATACTCTTTGACTTCCCAATCTTCTGGTCTGTATCGGTAGAAATTGTCTTCAATGGCTTTTTCTGCCTTCCATTCCAGCTCCGCATCAAAAATCTTTTCCAAGATTGTTTCCCCATCCATACCAAGATCGAGTCTGTCGTAGATATCAGCAATTCCGTTTACTTCAATCGTTACATACATAATTCATGCTCCTTTCATTCTTCGACTTCACCAAAGATCGATTCATATTCGTCACCGTCAAGATTTTCTTCAGCCCAGGTCCGAGCAAAATCCTGGGTGATGGGGTAGAAGTAAGTGTCGTTAATATGCGGAAGAAGGGTTCTTTCTGTCGAGCATACCATGCAAGCAGATTGCGCTCTTCCTGTAAAGCAGATGAAGAATTCTCCATTCCTTTTGCGGTACAATTCTTCGTCCGCATAATCCCAATTGCCATACGTTCCTTCGCTGATTCTTTTGATTAATGTTGCTGTTTCCGTGTTGTACATCTTTCCATTGATAACTTTTTTCATATTACATGCTCCTTTCATTCTTCAATGTTTCCTGTAATGCGTTGTGTAATTTGTCGAATATGTTCAGATAGGGAGAGTCTTTCCTTGATCCGATGTAAAGACCATTGTCGAAGTACTGTGTCAGCATCTCGGTCCCATCCTCATCGTATACTGTAAATTCTACGGCATTCTTGTCATCCCATTTATAGCTTTCACTGTCGTACCATAATTCTGCTTTTTCCCCATCAATAAGAACCGGCATGTAGGCTACCCAAATTCCACCACCGGTGTAATCGCAATCAGCCGTGCCTAATTCTACGATTTCATGCAGTTTCTTCATGATACATGCTCCTTTCAATCTCCATGTGGTGCTTTAAGAACCATACCGCATAGGCAGCGACTTCCCTGTCACTTGTGAGGAAGTCTTTCCTGGCTTGAATGAATGCTGATGTGATGTCGTTGTATTCCTTTAAAATGCGGTCCCCAAAATCAACCAACCATTCATCGTAACCATGTTCGTAGAACGTGTCATAGATTTTACTGTAATCTTTCAGATGTGCTTTCGTAATCTTCATGGCTTAGCTCCTTTCGTTACTTGTTTAGTTTATCATCTCTTGACAATTATATTGTACCGTATCCTCAATCTATTGTCAAGGGGTAACAATAGATTTTTTATTCAATACGATATCCTCTTTTGTTTAGGCTAAAACCTTTTTCAAGATCGCAGTAAATATCTATCAGCCTGGTCTTACTTGCAGTGATATAAATCACATCATTTTCTCTGCCATTGGGGTGGTAGCTGTCTCGCAATTTGTTTCCAATCTCATCGTACATTCCTCGGTCCGAAGCTTCTACTGTGTGATTGCTCACTCTGTACTGCTGTCCATTTAATACAAAATAATAGCTGTCACCATTTCGTGATTGGGATATGCCATGCTCTTCGCAGAATTTTGCAATTTCATTCATCTTTTCAGCAAATTCTTTTTTCGCTGTTTTGGAAAATGTCTTGCGATATCTCATAACAATTCACCATCCTCATCAAATTCGTATTTTCTGCATTCACATAAATCTGCAATGCTTTCTTCAGAAGTGTAGTATTCCCATTCCTTTCTGTAATCATCGTAGAAGCTTTGCTCCATGTCGTACAGCCAGTTGCTTAATGCTTTGTCAAGCTTGTCGTATTTTTCATCATCTGTTGATGCGTACAATGTAACAGTATTATGATGGTCCGTGCGAAATTCGACAGTAATTTCTTCGGCTTCCCAATCAACGATTTCTTTATGCGGATCGATAAATTTCATAAGCTTTTCGACATCAACATTCTCGCATTTGATGTTGCAGTAATCTCCTTGGACATAGGCAAGGGAGAAACTGATTTCAGCATCTTCTAATCCAATCTGAGACAGGAAATCTTTCTGCTGTTCCATAACCGGCTCCCACCAAGAATTCCAATCAGCAATCTTGTCGCTGATGGTCATCATAGCATTACTTTTTGCAGAATCATTCAATTCATCAAATGTATATGCATTAATCGTTTTTACAATCTGTCTCATTTTTATTCTCCTTTCAATCTTCCCAATCAATATTTTGGTCAGTGCAGTAATAGTCAGATGAGTAGTAGCTACCATTTTCTACTCCAAGGTTCGCAAGATCAAGGTTTGCATCTGATTCAAGATTGTCTAATTCGCAATCAATATATTCCGCATCAAATTCATCGTTTTCATCCACATCTACTTCAAGAAATGCCCATACCTTGACTTCGTATGTTTTGCTGATTCTAACAGTTTTCTTCATGGCCCTGGTCTCCTTCCTGTAAACTAAACTGCAAGTTAAAAAGGTCTGCTTTTCTATCTACAAATTGTTTCAGCTTCTTCACGGAAATGCATTTCCATTTATCGGCAGCTTCTTTGTACCAAAATCTTTTTGTCATTTTGTCGTAGGACAACACGACTTCAAAATCATCCTTGACAATGTGAACAGAATATCTGCTACCAAGAAACCAGGAATTCGGTTCTTTGACATGCTCAACAAGATCAGACCATTTTTTAAAAATAAGGATATCGGTTCTGCAAGAACATGCTGACTTCAAATACACAGCGTACATAATATCTTTCTCCTTTCAATCAATTCTGATGCAACATAACAGTAAAATAATCAGCGTAATCCATTCATCTTTAGTCATTGGCTTTGCGACTCCTTTCGTAATGTGATTGTGGATGGGCTTGGGACCATCCGTGCCACATTAATGCCATCCGTATTGATGGCATCCCTCTGTGTCAATCAATGATTGTATGCGGAACATTCCGCAAAGCTTTTGACAGAAACATGGTATTTTTTATTGCTATAATAGGGAAGCTTTCCAACATGGATTTTGACATACTTGAAGCATGGTTCTTTGGACAAGTTTTTCTGTGCCACATATGCATCATTGTAATTGTCGCATTCGATAACAAATTTGCTGATTTTGTTTTCAGCCAATCCCCATCCGCTCAAAAATTTATCTGTGCAAGTAACGTAGTATTTAGTCATGATGTCATTCTCCTTTTTTCTTTAATTCAGCCTTGCAATCTGTGTTGTATTTATTTATAGCTTGGGTTATGGTGTAGTAGTAGTATCTGTGCGGTCCCATTTTCCCATTGATAACGATGTGACCATCTTTCCATCTTTCTATGTTGTATATATATTTCATATGGCTGACATGGTGTTTATTTTTGGCTTCAGTATCCTTGTAATAAAATCCGTAATAATTGGTGAAATGTTCATATTCTGTAGGAATTAAAATCATGATGTTGTTCTCCTTTCATCCGTGATATGTGCAATGCTCAATGTAATGGTGATGGTCATCTAACAAGCATTCGTAGTATTCCACACAATAATTAATGTCGTTGCCATTGTCATCCACATCAGTGTGGGCATCTTTGAACAATTCCTCAAGCATTTTCTTGAAATAAGCTTTTGCTTTTTCTAAATCTGAAAAAGCATGTAATTCTGCATTGAATTCGTTGTATTGCTTGACTACTACATACATATCCATAGATTTTTCTCCTTTCCCTAAAACACATCTACCATTTCTAATTTTGCAGAGTAATCTCCGCATGTAAATTCCCAATTGGCAACACATTCTTCCGCATTCCAATCATCATCATCCACATCAGTTTCTTCCCATTCAAAAGCCTGGTTGACACATTCAGCCAAGCATTTTTCTGCATCTTCAAGCTTGCGAAAAATGTATTTCTCTGTCGTTACGGAATCTTTGCAAGTAACCAAGTATGCCATTTTTCCCATTTCTATTCCTCACTTTCTGCAGCCATGTTGTATATAAAGAAATGTGTTTTTGCCACATTTTTGCTCTCTTCAGAAAGCTTTGGCAGTAAGTATTTTCTGTCTTTTTCCGTAAAGATGTTTTCTAAAACATCAATGACTTTTAATTGCTTAATCACATCTGTTGCATATCTGTTTCGCAGATAGTTGTATTCCTCACTATCTGGAACAGATTTAATACGCAATTCGCTGATGGTCTCAAGATATACTGCATCTTTGTATTCTTTAATCAGTTTTTCTTTTAATGTCATGATTTTCTCCTTTCACCAATTCATGATTAATTCGATGTTGTCGTAAAATTCAGCGAAAATGTCTTCAAGATAGCTTTTCAGCATTTCTTCTCTTGCGAGTCTGTATCCATATGGTGTGAGATCACGAAAATGAACATTAAATCCATTTGGAGTAAAGATTACTTTGAATGGGAAAATCCCATCATAAAAACCATTTTCATCCATTCTGTCGTATGCATTCTTGCAAACCACATACTTGCTGTTTTTGATGTCAATTTCCCAATCATAATTGATTCCGCTTCCATGAGGAAGATTGGCTTCGATTCTATCTTCCATTTCTTCGATTGTTGCCTTACCATATTTAATCATTGTGCTATCTCCTTTCATGCTCCGTAAACTGTGTTGTTGTTGATTGTTTCAATTGGATATTGACTTCCAAAGTAGACAATCTTTACTTCGATGTCAGACCATTGACTTTCTTCTTTATAGGTTTTATAGGCTTCTTTTCTTGCATTTCTGATTCCGTAGAAATTGCCTTTGCTCATCCAAGAACCATCATCCGTATTTCTGAATAATACTTCGTATTCACTCATCTTGATTTCTCCTTTCGATTAAATACTGTAACCAATGCCATCTCGCTGATGACATTTGCAACAGCATTTAGTGCTGTTGTTTTCTTCTCCTTTCTACCTTTTGAGATTATCTCTGCGTGCTGCTCGTTATTCGCTTTGTGAACCATTGCTACTACCAACACGGCTTACCATTCGATATTCAGTTTTCAAGGTTCGTCCGCATTCTTTCTTTCCACCATCCTTTCCATGCGTTTTCCGAGATTTGCGATTTTTGGTCTTTCTGTCTTTCCGAGCTACCCATCATCTCGACGGTTTTGAACATTTGGTCTTGCTTGTTTTTCCTATCTTTTCTTTACATGTACAGTATAGCATAAGTTGAATGATATTGCAAGTAGAAAATCAATCAAAATAACAATTGTACATGATTTGACTACAATTCAAAAAAATGGGAAAAAATGCGAAAAAGTGTAAACCAGGGACATTGCTTTAGTTTGTGAAAGTGTTAAACTTTTGACAGCATCAAAAATTCCATTCATGAATGAAGCAGACCGAAATGGTCCCAAAATGGTATAATCATCAAAACGATGTTGGACAACAAAATTCCAATGTCGTTTTTATTTTTCTTCCTTTCCCTATCTCCATTTCTCCAAAATCAGCCGTATTGATTAACAATCAGTATGGCTGATGATGGGGGAAAGATCAAAAACAGCGAAAATGCCCAAATACTGCGTATAATGCGTTTTGAGGCATTTTTTCTTTTACGCATATAAATACTCATGCCATGCTCTGAAAATGCACCAAAAATGGAATCTGATGGCAAGTATACTTTTCATTTTTGAAAGTATATTTTGATATACTTTTATTAACATGATTACAATGATATACTTTTACAATTAATCAAGAATATAAAGGTTCTGGAATCCGCATGGTTACTGCGTTTACGAGGTATGTATACTTTTTCTCATATCTTTTTGAGGAAAAAAGTATATCCTACTGAATCGGCAGCTTTAGCTTGTGAAAGTAAAAATCCTTTAGTTTGCGAAAGTGAAATCCAAAATGGGGGGATATAGCAAAAAATCGCTAAAAGTGTAAACTTTTCATGGTTTATTGCTGTTTTTCTTCGTTTTTCGTGATTTTCTTCCAATTTATCAAAATGCGTAAACAATGGTCCCAAAAATGGTTAACAAAATCACGAAAGCTTCTTCGTTGCGTATTGCGATAGCAACTCCTCGCAAATTGGCAAACGTTGTATACATTGCTGTGTATCAATCAGATGGTTTCGCATGATTTTTGTGCGAAACCATTTTTGCGGATGTATATACTTTACGCAAGGAAATGCGTATACCTAACCTTGCAATTCTTGTTCCCTTTTTGGGAATGGGAACAATCAGTTACTGCTATACTTTTAGTTTGTAATAAGTATACTTCGGTTCATCTTTTCAGCAGAAACTATGGGTGTTGTTGTCGAGGACGAATGTGTGTGCTGTACGGACATAGGGAAGCAGACTATAAATTGTACTAACTGAAGAATAAATGTGGATAACTTCTGAAATGGTGATTGGCTCTTTTGCGGATGGGATTTGAAAAGTGTACTGTGGTGGCAAAAATTTGCCATTTGAGTACACTACCGACAATGCATCAAGATGGGGATTAGGTTTTTAGGGAATGGATAATGGGAACGTATTGCTCGATGGCATTGCGGATAGTGCAGATACCATTGAGGAAAAGAAAAGCAATGGTCAACAATGGCATGACAAGAGATACAGTAAGGATAAGGGATATTCTTTTTGGTTGTCTGTTAATGCTGTGCGTATGTTTCCAAGAGGAACAGAGCTTCCGCAGGATGTACCACCGCTGTATTGCGGATACATGTACAGGATTGCGAACATGCTACAAAACAACACAAACATGGTAGTCAAGAGGTACTGTAATTATGAAAGACCAGCACACGTTGAAGACATAGCTGTGGCTCTTGGGATATCAAATCGTAGCTGTTACCGCTTTTTAAAAGATATGAAGCAGAAAGGGATCATAAAGGAACAGGATAAACTGTACTATGTGAATCCAATCTTTTTTATATGCGGAAAGTATTTGTCATGGCATTTATACAAGCTGTTTCAAAAAGATTTAGACCACTTCTTGCCGTCTTGGGTGATAGACAGGTTCAATGGTGATGACAGGGCATAGGTTTTACAAGTGCGAGGCACGGATTAAGCACGCCGATGAGGCGTACATAATCGTGAGCGTAGCGAACGCACCATATGAATCGTATACTCGTACTACAAGCTTGTGATAGCGTAACCATAAGACAGGGAGCATTTGTATACAGGCTAACTGACTAACGCTTTTTACGAGGGAATCATTTTCAGAGGAGTTTTTTTAACGGGGGAACACCGAACCCCCTACCCATCCACAAGAGGAACGGGGGATAGGAAACATCCACACACCCCCTCAGATAATTATGGATAAAATTACTAACTTTGGAGGGGCGTCACATGGTAAATTTTCACATATTGATTAAGAAGATATTAAGGGGCATCAAGGAGAGGTATGATCAGACGCTGTTATACACGGAGGAGCAGAAGATAAGTGAGAGGGGGAACGTGTATACGGAGTACCGGTTAAGTTTGGTAGTGACTACGGAGAAGTACAACGAGATGCATCCTGGGTTTGAGTTAAATCCGAACATTCACAAGTCGGCATATGCAACGATACCGTTGAAGAAGACGATAAAGATAGATGAGATGTTTTTATACATATTGGAGAGGATATGGAAGAAATTAGAGAGTGGTGAGATGTATGAGATCGGGAAGAGGGCAAGGGAAGAGTTTAGAAGTCGATACCATCCTCGTAAGCGCAAAGGAAGAGGCGGTAGTGAGGGAGTATTACAAGACGCACAAGTTGGCAAAGAGTTACCAGGCGGTATTTCCGGGGACGAGTGCATCGGTAGCGTCGAAGAAGTGTAAGGAGATATTGGAACGGCCTGAGAATGTAGAGTACATGAAGGCTTTGATAGACAGGAACGCCAAGAAGGGCTATGCGAGTTTAGACAGGGTAAAGTCGTTCTTGACGGAGGTAATGGAAGGGAAGGTCAAGGACCAGTTTGGTTTGGACGCATCGTTATCGGACAGAATTAAGGCAGCGGAGGATATAATCCGTTGCGAGGGTGGTTTCAAGGACAAGACGGAGGTAAGCCTGAACGTGAACGTGGCAGAGATGTTAAAGGCTGCGAGAGAGAGGGCTGCGAACCGGCAGATACCGCAAGGTAAAAGTTCTGGAGAGATAATTGATGTGACCCCGGTAGAGGGATAATTAAAGGGGTAGGGGTAAAGGTGGTCAAATGGCGAAAAAATTATCGGATTTTTCCGCAGAAGACAAGGCGGCGTTGGCATCCTTTTTGGGTGAATATGCGCACGATCCTGTGGGTTTTGTATATGCGGCGTTCCCGTGGGGAGAGAACGAGTTGGAAGGGCAGAGTCCGCAGGAGTGGCAGTTGGAACTATTGGAAGACATAAAGAACGGGTTGAAGGATATCAATACTGTTATTAGGGAAGTGAGGGCATCCGGTAACGGCATTGGGAAGTCGGCTTTGGTAAGCTGGCTGATACTGTGGTCAATATCGACATATGAAGATACGAAGGGCGTCGTGACGGCTAATACGGATACACAGTTGAGGACAAAGACCTGGGCAGAATTAGCCAAGTGGTACCGGCTGTTTATCGGGAACCCGTTGTTTGAGTATACGGCTACGAGCTTATACAGTAGCGACCCAAAGCATGAGAAAACGTGGCGAATCGATGCGATTCCTTGGAGTGAGCAGAACCCGGAAGCCTTTGCCGGTATGCACAACCAAGGAAGACGGATACTGATTATCTTCGATGAAGCATCTGCTATCGCAGATGTGATATGGGAGACGGTGGAAGGTGCTACGACGGACAGAGATACAGAGATTATATGGTGTGCATTTGGCAACCCAACGCGTCCTTCGGGGCGCTTTTTTGATTGCTTCAATAAATTCCGTAATTTTTGGCATCACAAGCAGATTGATTCACGGACTGTGCGGATTTCTAACAAGCAGCAGTTAAATGAATGGGTAGAAGCCTGGGGTATCGACAGCGACTTTGTAAAGGTGCATGTGCTGGGAGAGTTCCCAAGTGCGGCAGCCAATCAGTTGATCAGTCGGACATTAGCGGAAGAAGCCATGAAGCGTGGCATGAGTTATGGATTTGACGATGCTGCGGATGGTGAGCCGGTGATTATCGGCTGTGACCCTGCCTGGACCGGTGAAGATTCGCTGATCGTGTATTTACGGAAGGGTAATTACAGCAAAGTGCTGTGGGAGTTACGGAGCAATAACGATGACACGTTGGTTGCTGAAAAGTTAGCGTATTTTCAGGATGAATACGGCATGAGCAAGGGGTTTATCGATATGGGTTACGGCACCGGCATCTTTTCTGTGCTGAAAAGCATGGGAAGGGCTGATGCGTGGCAGTTGATTTCCTTTGCATCCAAGCCGATGGATGAGTATTACGCTAATAAACGGGCAGAAATGTGGTCAGAGATGAAGAAATGGCTGCAGGAAGGCGGGACCATCGAGAACAAACAGGAGATTTTGACCGATTTGACAGGCCCAGAGGCTGCGATAAACCGAAGAGGAAAGTTGCAGTTGGAGTCGAAAGACGATATGAAACGTAGGGGATTGGCATCCCCAAACTATGCGGATGCATTGGCGCTGACCTTTGCACAGCCGGTACGGTTAAATAAGCGTTCACGCTTCAATCAGTTGCGAAAACAAGGCAAGATTCGCAAGTACGGAAGCATGTAACGCTATTTTTTATACAAAAATTAAGTTAAAAGGAGGTAAAACCGATGTTTTTAAAGAGTTTCACAAGAATTCGGACCGCGTCTGTTACCGTTAGCGGCAGTCCGACTGTGTTGGCAACCGACCATACGCTGACTAATGGCATTTATGGCGGTCGTACCGCATTGGAAGTGAACAATGTAGACGGTTCCGGCACGGTGTATGTAGGGGATAAAGATGTAACAGAAAGCACCGGGCTGCCTGTTCCGCAGGGAGAATATCGTATTTTCCCGGTGCAGGGTGGCAGTGAGGAACGGATTTATGGGGTTGGGAGCGGTGATGTGATCATTGCGGAATATTTTTAATTGGTGGTGGTGTAGATGAGTAGCATTGCAGAGGGAAACGGATTAGATTTTTCCGCAAAACTGAATGACACACAGGCCACTATTTCACAGGGGCAGAACATTGGGACCACTCCAATGGTGCAGCCGAACCCACAGAACATGCGTCCTATCGATTATCTGACCCAGCAGTTGGAACCGGAGAAAGATACAGAAGATATCTCACTGGACACGCTGAAGAAGAAAGAAATCGACAAGATCATGCGGTCGTTTGAGAAGGGAAAGGATGTTGCCAATCAGTATTTTGATGGCACGATCCGGCCGAAGCTGCAGGAACGCAAGCAGATGTATCTGGCAACGAAGGAACACTATGAAAACAAGTTCCCAAGGTTGTCTGAAACGTCTAATTTCTGTTCCCGCGATGTAAAAACGACCATCAAGTGGATGCTCCCTTCGTTGGAAGAGCCGTTCCTGGGTACGGATGACCCTGTGGATATCCGTGCGGTCAACATTAATGACGACCAGAAGGCGAAAAAGGTACAACAGCTACTAAAGTACCAATTGCAGCGTAAGAATGCATATCCTACATTTATAGAAAGTGCGTGGAAGGATGCACTGAAATATAACTGGTGTGTGGCGAAGGTCTGGTGGAGACGGGAAGAAGACCGGACACGGTACAAACAGATGGTATCCAGTGATAATTATGACTTTGTCACGCTGCTTTTGCAGGAAGAATCTGCGGGCAATGCGGAAATCATCGAGGTCAAGCCGTTGAAGGATGCTCCCGACATTTTTGTCGTGACCTTTGACAAGATTACGGTGACGGCAAACTACCCGGTGGTACAGTATATGTCCCCGGATGAACTGCGGTACACACCGGATGGACGGAGTGTGCAGGATGCCAAGTTTATTGCTCACAGAAAGCTTGTGAATGGTGATTATCTGAAGCAGAAAGAGGCGGAAGGTATCTACAAGAACGTTGACAAGGCAATGAAAGAGTATGAGAACAGCGTGGGAGATACACGGCCTGATGAGTTGCAGGTGGAATCCAACAGCGAATTGGAAACGATTGGCGAGAAACTCAGTGATGATGACCTGGCTTCCCGGCAGTTTGAGTTATATGAAGCCTATATGAAGGTGGACTATAACAACGATGGCAGGTTTGAGAACGTGATTGTGCATGTGATTGGGGAAACCCCGATCCGCATCGCCAATAACGACATGAACATGGCTCCGTTCTTCCATTTTGCGGTAGAAGCAGACCCCATCAACGCTTTCAACGAGAATGAGGGCTTTACAGATGACCTGGAACAGCAACAGGATTTGAAGACTGCGGTGTTCCGGCAGGTCATTACCAATGTGGCAAAAAACAACGCACCCCGCACGTTTGTAAATAACAGTGTGGACGTAGACGCTCTTATCAATAACGATGAGGTTGTGGTCTGTGACACGGCAGAGAACCCTGCCACACAGGTATATGCCAATGCACAGTTGCCTATCAGTCCGCTGTCTATGCAGGTGATTGAGTATGCACAGAACGAGATTGAGGCACAGAGCGGTTCCACCCGGTACAACCAGGGTCTTGACAGCAATTCGCTGAACAAGACGGCAACCGGCATCACGGCAATTCTGGGTAGTGCGGAAAAACGCATGAAACAGATGAGCCGGATGTTTGCGGAAAACTTTATTGTGCCGATTTTCAAATATATCATCCTGCTCGACCAGAAATATATGGATCAGGAGCAGATTATCCGGCTGACCAACGAGAACATCGTAATTACAAAGGACGAACTGAACATTGATTATGATTTGATTATCAATGTAGGGCTGGGGCCGGGTACGAAGGAAGCGCAGATTCAGTATCTGATGGTCATGATCAATCAGATTTACCCACAGTTGGCACAGGCCGGACTGATTACTCCAAAATCATGGTTCAACATCATCTCTGAGTTGTTAGAGAAGATGGGCATCCGCAATGTTCAGAACTATATTTTGGATCCGGATAGTCCGGAAGCGGCGCAGTTCCAGCAGGAACAGGAACAGAAAGCGCAGGCTGCGGCCCAGCAGGCATTGCAGGCCGAACAGCAGAAGGCACAGTGGGAGATTGAAAAAGCCCGTGCGCCGAAGACCAGCATCTCTGTGCAGTACCAGGATATCCCGCCGGCGGCACAGATGCAGTTGTTGCAGGCATTAGGGGCTAACATAAAATCCGAAGACATTGTTCAGAAGGAGGAACTGGAAAGTGTTAAGGAGGTCAATAAGAAACTCCAATTACCAAGAACTCCGAATGGAGTTGGCACAGGCATGGTCAATAGAGGACAGGCAGGCACGGGAACGCCACCGCAAGGCAGCGCTACAGAAGGTAGTCAACCTGGGCAACCGGGCTAAAGATGCAAAAGAGATTTTAGACATCTTTATGGACGGGGTGGAAGACAACATCTTAAAGAAGATGGCGGTCACAAACGACACCACGAGCCTGTTGTATCTCAAGATGTATTACAAGGCCTGTCTTGATTTGGAAGCCGAATTTGACGGCATGATCAAGCAGGCTTTGTTAAAAGAAAATACATTAGAGTTTATGAAGAAAGGGAAAGGAGAAAAGTAACATGGGATCAGAAGGAACAACTAACACGGGTATGGGTTTCAGCGGTGGTGGTGCAGAAGGCAGCGGGAACACTTCTACAACCACGGAAACCACGTCTACCGGGGCAGCGGTGGCGACTGAAACTTCGACTAATGAAAGCTCCGCTACCAATGGCGGTGGTGGTGCCATCCCTCCTAACACCGCTACCGCCAAGGAAGCGGATAGTACCATAGCACAATCAGAGAAAGGTTCTTTCGTGCTACGGTACAACGAAAGAACCGGTCGGAACGAGGTAGTTTCCACGATGCCGACCGAAAAAGAAGAACAGCAGGAAGAGGCTCCGGCACCTCAACAGCAGGAACCGCAGCCTCCTGCACAGCCTGTTCCACAGGCTCAGCCGCAGGAGCAGCCTTCATCGTACAATGGGAACGAGATGTTGCAGTTTGCCCAGATGATTCGGCAGCAGTCTGCACCCCAATATCCTCCTGCACAGCCTCTGCAGCCGCTTCCCGTACAACCACAGGCACAACAGCCTCCGGTTGCTCCTGCACAGCAGACAGAGCCGCAGGATGAAACAGTCATGGCAAAGGAATATTATTCCAATGTCAACAAGATGGCGAAAGAACGTGCCATGAAAGAGATTGGCATCACGCAGGATGAGTTGGATGTTGCGGAATACTCAGATGATGCAGAGCTGGTAGAGAAAGCGGCGGCATATCGTGCGGCTGTGGAAAACAACAGAACCCAGATCATGCATGATGTTGACAGCATCCGTAGGGCGCAGGAAGCCGAGCGGAACGACCATGCACAGGCATATCAGACTGTTATGGCTTTCACCCAGGAAATGAAGCAGAAAGAACCAAACTTTGACGCCATCGACAAGTTGATGATTACCCGCGTGGCAAACATGCCGTATGTGGAAGCCATCAAGATTGCACCGCTGATTCAGAAAGTGCAGAACGGTACGCTGACAACGGCAGACCTGCCCGCCCTGCAGGAAATGTACAATCAGACCCGTCTGGAATTCTATTCGAAGAAGACCGGGGTAGGGTTAGCTCCGAAGGTGGTCAACAAGCCTGCCTTTGTAGAGAACCCGGGCAATGGTGCGGAAGCTCCGAGACAGACCACTCCGCTGAGTGAACTGGGCAAGATGAGCAAACGTGACCGGGAAGCCGCTATTGGGCAGATGTTTGGCAACTTCTTTGATGATTAATTAACAACACAACAAAACATACTGGAATAAAGCCACCGCAAGGATGCTGTGAATATCGTTTCATGGCTACCTTGACGGTGGTTTTGTTATAAAAAATTTTATTATATGAGGTGATTTATTATGGCAAATGCAACCGTAGTACGCGGAAATGGACCTTCCGCGAACCAGAGTTTTACTTTTGATGCATGGGGCAATGCGGAAGATATTTCCCCGATCATCACCAGTATTACTCCCGACAAAACTCCTTTCCTGTCCTCTATTCCGGACGGACCCAACGCAGTAGAGCCGATGTTTAGCTGGCCTACTGAAGAACTGCATCCCCCGATGGTCAACAAACATCTTGAAAAAGAAGATTACACCAGCCATCCGGTGGGCAGCATGGAATCTCTGGACAACGTGGTTCAGATTTTCATGACCAGCGGTTTCGTGACCGACATGCAGCGCAAAGCTCGCAAAGTGTATCGTGGTGGCGATGAATTCAACCGCCAGCTAACCAAAGCGTTTACCGAACATGCCCGCGACATTGAGTACGCCTTCGTCAACAACGATACCAAAGTACCCGGCACCTCCGCAGTAGAAGCTATGACTGGTGGTCTGCCTTACTTCATGACCAAGAAAACCCTGTCCTGCACCATTAATACCACCAACGGCAAAGTTACCACCTCTGCGGAACACAACCTGAAGACTGGTGATTTTGTGTATTTTGATGCAGCGACCATGCCGACCGGTCTGAAAAAGAACACTCTGTACTATGTACGTCTGGACGACACCACCCCGGCAACCATCTTTACCCTGTATCCTTCCATGAAATCTGCTGTGGAAAATATTGTGGCAAAACAGGTTAGCCCGTCTTCCGCTGGCACCAGCGTGGTATGTGTGCTGAACAACGTAGTTGATCTGAACAGTACGTCCGATTTCACTGTTGCCAACATCAACGCTGCAATGGAAATGGCTTACCGTCGTGGTGGTCAGCCGGATACCCTGTGGGCATCTCCGCATAACAAAGCACGTTTCTCCGAAATCGTGAACGCTATGAGCTATACCACCCGCAAATCCGGTGATAAGAAAACCAACCTGATTGCTACCACACTGGAAACCGATTTTGGCGAAGTAACTTGCAAACCGCATCTGTGGTTCCCAAATGACTTTATGCTGGCACTTGATTCTCAGTATCTTGAGAAGAAATGGTTCGAAAAGACCCGGAAAGTTCAGGGACTGGCTAAGAAAGGTAACTATTCTGAATTCGTTATCGAATCCAGCATCGGCCTGAAATTTGACCAGCCGCTGTCCTCCGCAGCCATCATCAATATTCAGGAATAATCCCGGAAGGGCCGTTTAGGGGATTATCCCATTAAGTTCAAGGCCCTGATTATGTTTGTTAGTAATCGGGGCCTGAATTTTTTATTAGGGGAAGGGTAAACATGGAACAGGATATTTCAAATGTAAACTTGCAAACGTTCGACACGGAGTTTGATGAACACGGCAACGAACGTTACCATCTGCGGACGACCATTTCACTGGATGATACGATTGATCAGGTGAAGTATGACAATGAAATGGGGGGCAGAATAGGGACAGGCAGTGATGAGGTGCTGATAAAAGCAGAAATCCCTATGGAAATGTGGGCATTAGACCCTATACTGAGGAAGGCTGCGTTCTTCAAGGCACAGGGGGATATAGCGCATTACACCCATTACTTTGACATGTTCCTACGGCTGAATCCGCAGTTCAAGGTAGAGTACAAGCAGAAGTTTTTCGCCACAAGGTAAGGTGAGCGTATGGCAATCAATGTGGAAAAACTGGTTTATAGAATCAGGTATAAAGCAAAAGACATGGATGCAGTGCTTTACAGCGACTATGATGTATTGGAAGCTATAAACGAGTGCATTCGATATTTAAATCAGGAAAAGGCACTGAAAAACAGTGACTTTTTGGAAAAAAGAATCTATTACAACGAAGCGGAAATGAACGCTGAAATAACAAAATACAACGAGGAACACCCGGACGAAGAGCCAAAAGAGTTGCTGAATTTTGTTGAAACAGGCGTGGAACTCCCGGAAGATTTGATTACGTTGGTGGACATTACCCGTGGTAGGGATGGTTATCATTTATCCCCAATCCCTGCCGTCGAATCTATCAACCCACATTATCAGAATCAATACAAGATTATTGATGGGAAAATTTATACAAATACGGATTTTTATCTGCTGTACCGGGCAGAAATTGCCCAACTGAAATTTGCTGACCTGTCTGACAAGGAAGCGGTTGTGGAATTACCGGAAGTGTTTACCGATTTGGTGGTAAAGATTGCTGTGATGATACTGCTGAATGCAACGGATGTTGACCTGATGCAGCGTGAAATCAGCCGTGTAGCAGACAACCTGATTCCGGGCAGAAGGTACAACAATATCAAAGTCCGTATGCCTTTTATTGTATAAAGGCGGTGAAATAATATGAACGTACACGACGCATTACAGGATATGCGCTTTAAGATACACGACAAAGATGTAATCGAAATGACAAATGATGAGCTGCTGATATGCTTGAACGAGGCAATACAGTATGTGTCATCTTATCTCATTGCAATCAACAGCCCGGCGATTGTGGCAGACATGGTGATTGAAAACGAGGAGACAGCACTTCCTGTGAACTTTGTAAAGACAGCGGGTATTTTTCCGATAAAAATCACAGGAAACATCATGCGATGGCTTGGCTACGAGGAGGGCGAAACAATGAAACTCCGGTATTTTGCCAACTCCGAAAGCGTGATGGAGTCTGACGATATGCCGTTTGAGCATGAAGCATTAAACCAAATCACGGTCAAGTTGGCATCGATCTATGCAGGAAACCAGCTGGAAGCTGAAATTTCGCAGGATAAGGCACTGTTAGATGAAATCAATGCGGCATTGGCGCAGGCGGCGGGTGGTGGTGCAACATGAGACCATCTGCCAAACATCAAAACCAACAGCCAGTCATGCTTTCCGATTTTTCCGGTGGTCTGAACACATCTGCTTCCGATGAGATGATTGCGCTGAACCAAATGAGTTACTTGGTCAACATGGAAATCAACAGTGCAGGGAAGCTGCGGACTGTAAGAGGAACAAACGAGGTAATCAATGTCAGCCAGTTTATCACAGCGGACATTAAGTCTGCTGCATGGGATGACATAAATAAGGCATTGGTGGTGTTCTGTAAAGACGGCAATTCCTATGCATTGATGGATGACTTGCAGTTTGTACACATCGGAGAACTTAATGGTGATGAGGAAGTCGTTACCGTAAACTGGGAAGACGGCCTGTTAGTGGCAAGCGGTGGATATTTGCAGTATGTCAAGTATGTAGGCGCGTCAGACCCGGAAGAAGATCAGACCGCATTGGTGTACAAGATGAACACCATATCAACCAGTCCTCCCGACAGTAGGGGCGTGTATGTGCGATCAGGCCGTGTATTTGTGTTTGATGGTGAGGACAATCTTGTATACTCCGCTGTCGGTGATGAAGAAAGTTGGGATCAGGAATCTAATGATGATTCGGCATCCATCTTTACACAGATTGGTTATAAATCCGGTGGTCGCATCATTGGTCTGATAAACCTGCAAAGCTATGTGCTGATTATCAAGGACAACGGAAAGATTTTCCGCTTGGAAAACGAGTATCCAGATTGGGCAATCAAAGAAGTTACCTCCCAAGGTATTTGTAAAGGGGCTGCTGCCTTTGCTTCTATCGGCAGCAATGTGGTCATCTTGGGTGAACGTACACTGCAGCAGATCAGTCCTACTGATGATTACGGCAATATGCCTGTGACTTACATAGGCAAACAGGTGGAAAACGAGATAGCAAGCTTACCGGCCAAAACAAAGATACGATTCAACCCGGAATTAAACCAATTATGGTTCGTTACAGGAAGCCAGTGGGTATTGGTACTCGACTGTAACACCAGCACATTTTTTCAGCGGTATTTCAATTCGGATGTGGTCGATATTGTCGGCAACACTATTATTAAACGCGACAGGATTTGCGAACTGTCGGTGACGGATGAAGTGGCAACGGATAACAATGCACCGCTGGAATACAGGGCTAAGTTCAAGACGGATGCAAGTTATCACGACATATTGGTGAAAAAGGTAGACCTTGGCATTGTCCCATTGGTTGACTTTTACGAAAATGCGGTGGCTGTTGTGAAAGTTGGGAAGATCGTGGTGCCGTTCCCAGACAGGGTAAAGACCTACTACCGCGATGACAAACGGCAGCGCGTTGTCGGGGTAACAAACGAGGCGCTTGAACCGCCATACACGCATGTGGATGGCGACAAGGAAGGATCGGACGATGTATTCCTTAACGAAGAACGCACCTATCACGGCATGTCGTTGCACTACAAAAAGCGGCAGGTTTACCGTGACCACATGATGGAAATTTCGTTAAGCGGAAGTGGTTTCCCATTTGTTTTAAACTATATTTCATATGACAGGGTGGAGGTGTAAAACGTGGCAACACCAATCAAATACAAACCTTCCCAAAAAGTCAACATCGGTGTAGGCAAGGACGACGTTAATGATTTTGCAAGGAAGTACAATTTAGAAGTCGAAGAGATTTACGACATATTAAACCTACGAAGCGCACGACAGGTTTACTTCAAAACCGACTCCGTTCATTGGCAGCAGAAAGCGGGCGGGTCTGGTTACACATTGACCATCCCCCATAACGGAAACGCGGTGTTTGCAGTGTATCAGACGGATTATGCCGAAGGCGTAAGCACGATGGTTCCGGCTGCAGATATTACGATGGACAGCACCAACGTGACCATTGAAGCCAATGCTCCGTTTGATGGGTTTATGATGTATGCCGGTCTGAATGATGGCGCCGGGATGGGTTCCAACCTGTCTGACGATGTGATTCAGCAGCTGATTTTAGATACGCAGGCACAATTTGCAGATTACATGACGGATGTTAAAAACTTTGCTGAATCCGACAATCCGTTTCCTACTGCCGATGACCCGGACACAGAACATAACTCGGCAAAACATTATGCGGATGAGGCAGCGGGTTCTTATGCATCAATATTGGCCGTGAATACACCGCAATATGTGGCGCAGGTGTTGGCAATGTTGGAAAACTGGACGACATTAGTTACTGACGGCATCTTTGAGGTTGACGGCTATGGGGCGTTAATGCCCAAAGAACTGCCAAGCGTGACAGGAAACGATTTTTGGGAACTGGATGGCAGCGGCGACATTATTCCGGTCGAAGGATACATAGAAAGCGAGGGTAATTAATCATGACGACAAGAAATATAGTTCCACGGGCAACTGGTGAAGGCAGTCTTGGGACGAACGCAAAAAAGTGGGGGGATGTGTACGCTAACAATGTCCACGGCGCTTTGACTGGCAATGCGACTTCCGCGACAAGTGCAACAAACGATGCTGACGGCAACAACATTGTTTCAACGTATGCACCCAAAGAAAGTCCTTCCCTTACAGGCGATCCTACTGCACCAACACCGACGGTAAATAACAACAGTACAAGGTTAGCTACTACGGAATATGTAGTAAACGATTTGAAACGTAACACATGGTTGGTATCGGATACGTTTGCGGAAATTATTCCTAATGGTGCTGATTTGGATTCTTATTTAACCGCAGGAACTTATAAAACAACGAGCGCATCGGCTACCGATTCTTTATCTAACTGTCCTGTTAGTGGCGTGGCATTCAAACTTATAGTGCAATACAACGGCTATTCCCTTGTATCATATAGCGGAATACAAATATTGATTACATCATTAAGGCGTGTCTATGTCCGTGGATACGATGGTGCAAGCGGTAGTGGTTCGTGGGGTAGTTGGAAACACATTGCTTTTGTTGAAGATGTTCTTCCTCTTACTGGCGGTACGTTGGCGGGGGATATAACAATCTCCAAGTACACTTCGTCGTATAGGGCAAAAAGCACCTACACAAGAGGTGATTCAATCTCTGTACAAAGAGCTATTGGTTATTTTTCGTTTTTGGATGCCAATGAAAATTTACTTGGCGGTACGTCGCTTGCAATTAATACAGACAAGACGGCAATGATTACCATTGCCGCTAATAGAATAGACGGCACCAGTTATTACGTTGCTTTACAGACACCGCAGACAGGAAACCCTGCTTTTCGTGGCAGGAATGACAACGACTATAATCTTGGAATGGCGGCATTCCGATGGAAACAGTTATACGCAGGAACAACGACAATCAGCACTTCTGACGAGCGGCTTAAAGATAATATCGTTGCCATTCCTGACGAAGTGCTGGACGCATGGGGAGAGGTAAACTGGTATCAGTACCAGTTTAAAGATAGCATCGAAGAAAAGGGCGAAACAAAAGCGAGGTTGCACACTGGAGCAATCGCACAGAGAATAGAAAGCGTGTTTAATGCTCATGGTTTGGACGCCAATAAATACGGCTTACTCTGTTATGATTCGTGGAAAGCAGAGCCAGCAGAACGTGATGAGGATGGCAACGTGGTACAGGAGGCTCGTCCTGCCGGCAACCGCTACTCCTTACGCTATGAAGAAGCACTTTGTATGGAAGCCGCATATCAGCGCAGAAGGGCAGACAGGTTAGAGCAGAGATTAAATGCTATTGAGCAGAGATTATCCGCACTGGAGGAATAACAGCATGTATTACATTTTATCCTTTATCGTAGGTGCATTGGCTGGCGCAATATTAATGAGTTGTATAGCGGTCAACAAGAGGTGACAACTACGCAAGGTTAGAAGCGTTATTAAATAACATCGAAAAATAAATTGCACCCAAATAAGGCATCTGCTTCGGTGGATGCCTTATTTATTTAGGGGAGGGAGTACGCTATGTACAAATTCTTTAACCCTAACCCGGCAGGGAAGATGGTACGAGACTGCGTGGTACGAGCTATTTGCAAAGCAGAAAACCTATCGTGGGAGTTCGCATACCTGTCAATATGTGCTGCAGGTCTTGTGGAATATGACATGCCGGACGGCAACGATGTTTGGGGGAGCTACTTCAAGAATCGGGGATATACAAGAGAATACATACCTAACACATGTCCTGACTGTTACACGGTCGGGGCTTTTTGCAAGGATCACCCCAAGGGGCTGTATGTTCTTTGCACCGGTAATCACGCCGTATGCATCGTCGATGGTGATGTGTATGATGCATGGGACAGCACGCGTGAAATACCACTCTACTATTGGACAAAGGAAAAGGATGAAAGGGAGGAATTGTAATGGCAGGTTATTTTGGGACGGGGAATTATTTTGGCGGTAATGCTGGTGGATGGGGAAATCCGTATACCCCTTCAGCCATTCCGGCTCAGACAAATAACACGATTATATGCGTGATTATCCAGTCGGAAAGCGAGGTGAACACCTACCTTGTGGCGGCTGGAACTACCGTAATGCTGATTTGCTTTAACACGGGCCGGTTCTTTTTGAAAGGCATGGATCGTAACGGAATTCAGATGCCTATCCGAGTGTTCCCATTTAAGGAAGAGCAACAGGTGGCAAAAACAGAAGAACCACAGACGACAGCACCTGCCCCGTCACCGCAGGTTGCAGCGACAAAGGATGACATCGAAAGAATTGAAAAGCAGTTAGCGGCCATAACCGCTGCGATGGGAGGTGGACAGAATGCTGCCTCCTAATTTTATGCAAATGTTTGGAAACATGCAGAACATGCAGAGCCGCTTTCAGCAGTTTGTGCAAAATTTCCAACAGCAGAATGGTGGGAACATGAATCCCCAACAGATGGTGCAGCAACTGTTGAACAGCGGTCGGATGACCCAAGATCAGTTTAATCAGATTCAGAACATGGCAAATATGTTCTTTGGTAAAAACGGCAACAAGCCGTTTTAAACATATAAACTTTCAGTGTATCAAGAAAGAGAGGTACAAACTATGTATGAAAACGGTGGATTGAGTGCAACTGACGCAATGCTGCTGACCAACGGGAATCGTGGTGGTTTCGGTGGTTATGGTGATGGCGGTCTGTACTGGCTGTTCTTCCTGTTTATCTTTGCCTTTATGGGTAACGGATGGGGAGGCAATGGTGGCTTTGGTGGTGCTAACGGTATTTATCCGTGGCTGAACAACAGTCAGAATATCAACGATGGTTTCCGCGATCAGATGATGAACACACAGGTAATGGGCATTCAGAACGCTATCACTTCCGGTTTTGGTGATGTACAGAACTCACTATGCTGTGGCTTTGCCGGCGTAAACGCAACTGTAAATGGCGCACAGAACGCTATCTCCCAGCAGTTATACACCAATCAGATGGCCGACATGAACCGCTCTTTTGATTTGCAGTCCCAGCTTGCACAGTGCTGCTGTGAAAACCGGGCGGCTGTAGCCGACTTGAAGTACACCCTCGCAACCGAAGAGTGCGCGACCCGCAACAACGCATCCAACGGCTACCGGGATATTATCACGAATCAGAATGCCAACACGCAGAAGATTTTGGATCAGATGTGTCAGGACAAGCTTGACGCGAAGAATGAGACTATCGCACAGTTACGGCAGGAGCTTATGTTTGCTCGTGGGCAGGCTTCGCAGGACGTTCAGACTGCGGCTATTCAGGCAGGTCAGCGTAACCTTGCAAACGAAATCGAGCAGTATGTACTGCCGACCCCGCGTCCTGCCTACGTTGTAGCCAACCCCAACTGCTGCAACAACGGCTGCGGCTTTAACGGCTGTGGCTGCGGTGCATAACAAGGAGGTTTACTATGGCCGAATATGCTTATAACCCTATACAGTTGGTACAGCCTAATCAGGCTGTACTGCTGGACACTGTAATCCCTTGCAACAAAAGGTTTGTATACCACCGCGATGAGAGTGGTATTTTAACATTACGAGGCGCTGTAAATAATCCTTGTGGATGCTTTGCCAGATATCAGGTGACGTTCAATGGCAACATTGCCGTACCGACCGGGACGACCGTAGGCCCGGTCAGTGTTTCCTTGGCGATTTCGGGGGAACCCATTGCTACCAGTCGTGCTATTGTAACCCCGGCTGCAGTGGAACAGTACTTCAACGTAACATCTACGGCAATCATCACAGTCCCAAAAGGGTGCTGCTTCAACGTAAGCGTAGAAAACACTTCTGAATCCGCAACTCCGGCAACGACACCGGCACCGGCGGTAAATGTTCAGAATGCAAATTTGACCGTTACACGGATTGCGTGAGGAAGGAGACAAAAAATGAACTATGAAAATCTTACAAAGTTAGCGTCCGAAGCAACGGAACGCTTAGCTACTGAAATGCAGACAATTATGCGTAAACCGAACTGGGGTGGTCCCGACATTAAATTGGTAAGCGATCTGCTTTGCGATATGAAAGAAGCTCTTTATATTGCACAGATGGCACAGGAACAAATGCAGGGCGGTGGTGGATACTCCGGCCGTCGTGGCTACTCTCACGCTATGGGTGGAAGCTATTCTAACGGCTATTCCGCTATGGGTGAAAACAGTGGTAATAATTACAGCGGTGAAGGCAGTTATGCCGGAGCTGGTAATGGATATGCTGGTGGTTACTCCGGCCACTCCATTGATGACCGCGTGTTAGCCGTTTTGGAAGACATGGCAGGTCGTGCCGGTTCTGACTATGAACGGAGCCGTATCGAAGAAAACATTAATAAGTTACGGCGCATGTAAAATATCAAACAACACGGTGGGGATTAAGTTCCTCACCGTGTTTTTCTATAAAAGGAGAGAATGGGAAATGAAATATTGGACTCCGCAAGAATGGATAAGTTGGTATGAGAAAAAGACAAAAGACACGTTTACGGTGCCGGATAAATACATGATGACTTATCATCCGCAACGTGGGATTATGACTTTTTTCCTCGACAACGAAGCGAAGATGATTATTGTGGGGACTGTAGTTGGTGACGGACATTTTTGGCATGATGTGGCAGAAATAATCGCAAGGGCAAATGGTATGCGGTGTCTTGCTACAATTTGCACAAGGAATGTGGAAGCATATATCCGGTTTTGGGGATATAAAATTATCAAACAATGGGATGTAGATGGTCAAAAAAGATTTCTTGGTAAAACCCCGGCTGGGTATTATGGTACATCAACCTACCGGGGAAAGGATAATAAAACGGGAGTAGACACATACTGGATCATTGAATATCTGGTAAAAGGCGAGAAACCAAAGCTGTAAAGTACAGCTTTTTAATCATTGATTGAAAGGGGCGACATTATGGGCGCATCTTTTATACTTGGTCTATACAAAAGAGGAAAACTTTGTATTGACCGACATACATTACACTGCTATTTCAAAGGCGGTAGCAGTGTAACCAACGTACAAAGTTATACACCAACAGAAGAAGAAATCCGTTTGCAGAAACAGGCGGCAGATTATTCCGAGGCCGTAGCACCAAACGCATTACGGTTGAATAATACTGCGGCTGGGCTGTTGTGGGATTCGTTGGGCAGTACGCAGGTTGACTTTACCAATTTGAACAATCAGGCACAGCAGCAGATCAATGCCGCAAACGCCGGGATGCAAGGGCTTTTGGGGGCAAACAACGCTGCGGTGGCACAGGCAAACAGGGCTATTAATGCAGTGTCCCCACAGCTTTTGTCAACTACCAACGCGGCAAACAATGCGATAGGCAATGCTTCTTCACAGTATGTTACGGCAGGCAGTGCTGCAAACAACGCATTAAATAACCTCGGTTCGCAGTATACGACCGCAGGTAATTCGGCAAACACCGCTTTGAACAACCTGTCAACCCGATACAATACCGCAGGGAACACCGCAAACAATGCACTAAACAGTATTGGTTCGCAGTATACAAGTGCAAACAACAGCACGAATAACACACTGGGTGGGTTGTCCTCGCAGTACACGACCGCGGGAAATGCCGCAAACAAAACTCTTGATACCATTGGTACGCAATACAACACGGCAGGAACTTCAGCGAATACCGCATTAAACAACCTGTCATCCCAATATACGACGGCAGGAAATGCGGCAAACAATGCTTTAGCTAAGCTGTCACCACAGTATGCAAATGCAACTAATACGGCAAACAGTACGCTGGGCGGTATTGGAACGCAGTATAACACCGCGGCTAATTCCACCAATAACCTGTTAAGCGGTTTGTCTCCGCAATATGCGAACGCTTCTTCCGCCACAAACCGGCAATTAACCGGCTTGGCTAATGGGGTGATTCCCACACGGTATCAGAACAACATGGAAAACTCCATCCGTTCCGCATTGCAGAACACGATGGGAAGCACAATCAACAGTTTAGGCAACCGGGGTGTATTGAACAGTTCTGTTACCAACCGTGCTATCAATGATATTGCGAAAAATGCGGCTGACACAGTTGCACAGCAATATCAGGGAAACATCAACCTTATTGGCAATCTCAATCAGCAGCAGCTGGGCAACACAAATACCGCATTGGGGGCGCAGAGCGAACTTGCACAGCAGCAGCTTGGCAATTTAAACAATGCACTTGCCGCAAGGGAAAACATTGCACAACAGCAGTTGGGAAATACATCCAACTCCCTAAACGCACAAGGCACTCTTGCCCAACAGCAGTTTGGAAATACAGGCACCGTGTTAGATGCCAGAGGCAACCTGACACAGCAGCAGCTTGGAAATACAAACAACGCATTGGCGGCAAGAGAAAACATTGCTCAACAGCAGTTAGGTAATACGAATACAGCACTGGACGCAAGAGGAAATCTTGCACAGCAACAGTTAGGTAACACGAATAACGCATTGGCTGCAAGGGAGAATATTGCACAGCAACAGTTTGGGAACACCGGCGCTGTATTAGATGCACAGGGCAATATTACGCAACAGCAATTAGGAAACACGAATACCGCATTGGGTGCGCGTGGTGACCTTACGCAACAGCAGTTTGGCAATACGGGTACGGTATTGGATGCATACAGCGCCCTTGCACAGCAACAGCTGGGTAATACCACTAACGCGCTCGGTGCGCAGACGGATTTGTCGCAGCAGGCGTTACAAAATTCGTTGGGATTGAGCGAAATGAATTCCGGTCTGTATGGCAATCTGCTTAACAGTGCCAATATGGGAATTCTGACCGGTGCAGCGGCACAGGAGGCCGCACAGCAGCCTGCCATGAACCTGTGGGATGCTTCACTCGGACTGAATTCCGGTGGTACGCTGGGCGCATTAAATGCGGCATCCGGCAAAGGCACGACTACTTCCACGCAGAGAACCTCTGGTGGCGGCGGTTGGTTCGGCAATACATTAGGCGGTCTGTTTGGCGGTCTTGCATCCGGCTTTGCATCCGCGTGGTGCTTTGCAGAAGATACGCTTATTAAGATGGCAGACGGAACGGCTAAATATATTCAGGATGTTGTTAAAGGTGACAAGGTGCTTTGTCCGCATGTTGACGGAACGGAATCGGCAGAAGAGGTTACCGATGTTATGGAACCGCATCATTCTGACACCTATGCCGTGACCGCAAAAGACAACGACAACAACTACCACGTTGTGTTTACTACTTCCACACAGCCGTTACTGTGTGCTGATGGCACGTTTGTGACGGTAGGCAACATGAAGATTGGTAAAACACTGTATGGTGGGTTGGTTATCCAGTCTATTGAATACGATGAATTCTGCAAGGTATACGACCTGAAAGTAAGCGGCGAAAACAATTATTATGCTGACGGCTTTGTTGCCAAGGGTGGCACGACCGAGTGGTGAAGGAGTGATTAAACATGGCAGATCAGAAATATTACAACATGAACAGAAAATCAGAAGATACACGGTACAAGGTAAACAACAACATTCTGCGGATGATGCAGACCAATCCTAATCTTGGTATGGGATACATCATTGGAAATGCAATCGGTGAGAATTATTGGGGTAGAAAAAGGGCAAAATCTGAGCAGAAAGCCGACACTGAATATTTAGCACGTTTCGGATTAAAACGTGATGAGAACGGCAACATTGTTGCTGCTGGTACAGAACCTACCGAAAACAGCAATGCGATTGGTGTGGATGCCAACGGAATACGCGGTGTTCATGGTGCTGCACCGACCAACAGTGAGTGGGCGTCCAGGAACGCTGCTCTTGATGCGTACAGGAACGGGGGCATCGGGGTGGATGCCAATGGTGTATATGGTGTTCCGCGCACCCCGCAGCAGAGCAACACAAGCGGTGTAACCATGAACAACAATGGTGGTATTCGTTCTGTTGAAGATGCATGGCGGGATATGACCAACAATTCTGGTTACAACCCCGGAAACGCTACCCTTTATACCAATGGTGTGCGAAACATGAATAACGTGATTCCTGGTAGTGTTGCAGGACCTGCTATTGGTGCTGATGCGAGTGGCGTGTATGGTGTTCCTGGTGCTAATCCTGGTGTTGTAGTAGATACCGCAAGAGGGATTTATCCGGGTGCAGTAAGTGCTGGTTCTGCTCCTTCCGCAGACAACATTCCTCGTTCACCGCAGACCGCTGCTCCGAACCCGAATCCCACTCCGATTCCTTATACACCGGAACAGTTACAGCAGATTAAAGATTATGGTGGGTTTACTCCGGAAGAATTGCAGAGGATGGGAGCTGGAGAACTGAACGCGCCGAAGCCTGAATCCTCTTCTGGTGGTAGTGGTTTGTTAGGTTCTGTTGTGAACGCTGCAGTAAATGCTGCTACACAGGAACAGGCTCCGGTGCCTGCGGCACAGAATCCGGCTCCAACCGCTGATCAAATGCGCGCAATAAAAGGCGATAATACTGTAGCGGTGGATGATTCTTATTATAATTGGGACAACCCGGCAAACACTCCGTCTTTAAGAACTCGGGCCGGAGCAAATGCGGTTATTAACAATGGATACGCAGGGTATGGCCACGATCCAAGCCTTGAATGGCATCCGTTTGCAACACAGCCAACCCAAAGTGATCTTGCGGCAAGAGAGATGGCCCTTAAATGGTTACAGGAAAACAGTTAATCGGGGGTGAGATAAATGCCTTACGATAATTTTAACAGCCGTGGTGTGTTTGGTGAGATACAAGACCAGGAACGTGCTGCGGATCAGGAAGCATTCATGAAACAGGCTGCACTGTATGGGAATATGCCAACCGGTAACGCTGTGAACGTAGCACCACAGACCGTTGCACCTACAGTACAACCTACCAATGTTGCCCAACAGGCAGGACTGCTTAACGATGTGGCAAGTAGAGCAGGCTCTATGGAGGCAATAGCTCCCGCAGTTAGTCCTGCTCTTACACAAGCACCTGCACCCACAGCAGCCACACAGGTGGTGGCACAGGGAAATAACATAGCTACACGGAAGCCTACTGCTGCAGAATATGAAGCAGGGGTTATCAATTACCTTGTCAATAATCGTGGGTACAGCTACGAGGATGCACAACAGCTTATGGCTCCGCGAATCCATGCCTATAGAGTGCAGGAAGAAGCAGAGAACAAGGCTGCGGCAGACAATCTGATTAACGAACTAAGCACCATGAAGATTGACGATCCTGCATACAGGCAGAAAGCTATGCAACTGTTGCAGTTGAATCCTCAGATGGGTGGTTACATGCTGAAGGAAGGTATCAGTCCGAGAGAGCAGTATGTTTACGACCGGAACCGGCGTGATAAACGTGAAGATCAGGTGTTTAATGCGAATTTGCAACTTGATAACGCACAGCGTAGAGCGCAGATGCAGCAAGCTATTGCACAGCAGCAAGTGTTGAATAGGGTCCAGCAGCTTATGCAATATGGTGGCATGGATGAAAGAACCGCTTGGGCGACTGTCTTGGGCGGTGGTCGTGGTGGACGAGGAACATCTGGTGCTAATGCCAATGATGGCATGGTTTCCGACAAAGATTACAAAATGGCCGAAGATGAAGTAAAAACGCTGACAGAAAAGTGGAATGAAGGAAGGCTTGAGAATCCAGACTTCCAACTTTCACCCCAAGAACAGCAAAGGTTTAACAATGCTTCTGCACTGATGAATTTAAGGCGAAACCAGGCATATGCGAGGTACGGTATCGGTCAGCAACAGCCAAGACCTCTTAATGAGAGGGTAAACTTTAACGATTACAATTCGGTGTTGCCCTTTATCCACCACATTGTAGAAGGGAATAAAGGCAAGTTTGATAAAAGCGTGGCACAGTTTATTCGTAAAAGTGCAGGACTTGATCCCAACAACAACAATCCTAATGAGTTTATAAATGAAATTTTAAAAAGTGAGTACAACTTTAGCGGATGAGAAGCGACACTTTTGAACGCAAGGAGTGAAAAACATGGCAAGTTTTGAAGAGTTACAGAAATTTGCAGACGAATACAACCCCCAACAGCAACAGTTGGGGGTTAATTCTTTTGGTGGTGGTATGCAACAGCCACAGCGTGAATTAACACCCTATGAGCAGATGGTACAGGGCACCAATGGTGTGCAAGAAATGCAGACACCACAGGAAAGTTCTGGACTGCTTGGGTCCATTTTTTCAAGTTCTCCTGCACAACAGCAGAATGCGGAAGAACCGAGTTATTTAGGCTCTTTCATGCGTGGTGCGGTTCAACAGGGCATTGGTGTGTTGGGTGGTCAGGCTGATTTTTTAGCAGGAGCTACCGGCAGCGAAACATTGAGAGACCTTGGCAACAGCGCACAAAACATAATGCAGGGTTACAGCAGACCCAAAGAATACACCTACGATGAAATCACTAAGAATGGGTTGTCGAGCATCAAGGACTATTTGCTCGATCCGAACGGCTTTGCGTTTGATGTTGGTGGTGGTTTTGGGTCCAGCGGTACCATGATGGCAGAAGCCGCATTGTTGTCCGCTGCGTTACCTGCAGGAGCAGCAACCGCTGGTACCGGTGCTATAGCTACCCTCGCTGGCAAGTTGGGGCTTAAATCGGTAGCGGCCGCTCTTAAAGGTGGTGGAACGGCGGCAAAACTGATTAAGAATGTTATCGCATCCACACCGCTTGAAGCAGCATCTGAGTCTGGTGGCACGTTCCGTGAAATGACTACGGATGAAAACGGTAATCCCATAGACTTAGAAAACATTGACATGGACAAAGTGCAGACAGCAATGGCGAAAAACTTTGTTGGCAACTTAGGTGTGCTGGGTGCAAGCAATCTGCTTGAGTCTGCGGGTATTGGTCGGCTGTTTGGTGACAAGATGCGTCAGGGCATCCTTGGGAAAGTCCGTGACATCGGTGCATTTATGGCAACCAACGTAGGGCAGAATGCATGGGAAGAAGGCGCACAGACAGGTTCTAACTTGTACGCACAAGGTAAAATCGACAACATCAGCCAAGTTGTCAACCCATTTGAGTGGAATCCTGAACAGGTCGATGCGGCAACTATCGGTGGTATCGCAGGCTTTGGTCAGGGTGCAGCTTTGGGTGGTGCAGGCCATGTTATGAACCGCATTGCCGGCAATCAGCAGGATGGTGAGCAAGCTCCCAACCCCAACTTCCAGATTAACAACGCTGTTACCAACAACGAGTTTGGGGATGCCGTGGCAATTGCCAAGCACGACACCTCCACGAACCTCGTTGACCGCATGAGAAACCTTGAAGGACGTATCGGCTACCATGCATCGGATGGAACTAACTGTGCCAGAACCGTCGGTCTTGCGTTAGCGGGTACAGATTACCAAGACCTTATTAACGTAGACAATTTTGTTGAGGTTGCCCAAAATAAAGGGCAGTTAAAAGACCCTGCCAGCTACGTTCCAAAACCGGGTGATTTAGCTGTTGTTAACGATGGAAACCACATTGTTATGGTATCCGAGAACGGTGGCACGATTCAGAACGGCTCAAGCCACGATGGTGTGTACGAAAGCGCACAGTCTCCGTTGCAGATGTTTGGTAGCGTAAAATACTACATCAGCACATCTGAACTTTCAAATGGTGATTACGGTGTTGCCGGTAATCTGCAAGGGGTAAACGAGGAACAACGGCAGGAAGAATATTATCAGAATCTGATTAAAGAAGAACAGCAACGCAGAGCGGATGCTATTCGTGAAGTGCTTGGCGCGAAGACCCATGCACAGGAACAGCAGGAACAGGCTGTTTCTGAGGCTGAACAATATCAGAGGGATAATGCTCCAGAGATTGCACCCATTAGTAATTACCAGGGTGCATTTACCCAGCAGGAACTCGCTTCGATGACCCCGGAACAGCACGAAGCGTTAAATAATGCGTACAACGATTTTGTTACAGATAAGAACAACGTAAGCCGTACCCTTGCTGAAACTGTGCAGACGATGCGTGGGTATTACAACGAACTGATTGGCAACAGACAACAGATGCAGACCGCTGTTGCTGCCCATAACGTAACAAATACACAGAAGACTCAAGTTCCTACACCTACACGGAAGAAAGAAGCACAAGCACGGCCTGTTGTAAAAAACGGAACAACCACCCCAACAACCACGGAGCAACCGACTAACGGTAGACGTGTATTCACAGAAGCTGAAACAAATGAATATAAGCAGCGCTTGGCAGAGATTAACAAGGACAGGGAAAACCTTGTTGCTACATTTCAGCAGAGCGGCCCATTTGTTGCGGCTACAGCTACAGGCCCGGTCAAAATTAACAGCGTAAATGAGATTGACTACCTTATGCAGCAGAGGAAACGTCAGGCAGCCGATGAAATTTTTGCAAAACGTGAACAGATTCCCACTACAGAAAATGCGACAACCGTTCCTAAAACTGCTGACACAACCGACACACAAGCTTCCTCAACTCCTTCCTCAACCGCACAGCCTGTTGTACAGCAACAGCCTACACAGGTTCAGCAGAAACAAGCTCAACCTAAGGAACGGCAGAACGTGGAACAGCCCCAAGCTGCTACACAACCTCAACCAGTTGCAAGTCAGCAGACCCAACAAAATGCACCGCAACAGCCTACTGTACAGCAAAACCGACCTGCTGCAGAAACTGCGACAACCGCTTCTACAACCGAAGCACAGCCACAGGCTCAACCAACTACAGAAAACGTAGCAGAGCAGGAAGAAAAACTACCGCAGGATGATTTTAGAAGTCAGACAGGAGTAGCGCAGTACCAACCTACTGAGGCGGAACGTGAACAAGCAAAACAGGACATCGCACAACAGCGTCAAGAACAGTTGATATCAAGCGTTCGGAATAACAGGAAACTGCTCAATACAGCAAAAGCCGCACGTCGTGGTGTAAAGTCCGCTGTTAAGGCAATGGAACGCCAACCGCAAGAGGTAAGAAACGCTGTTGCAGAGGTGTTGAATTCACCGAGGGAGCAGTTCATTGATCTTCTGAATGATGACCTTTCCAAGAAGAAAAAAGGTTTGAAGAAAGAAGAAAGCGCACCGCTTACCGCACAAGCGAATCAGGCATTCAGAAAAGGGTTGCAACTGCTTAATGAAGGTAAGAGCGTAGAAGAAGCATTTGATGCTGTAAAGAACGATATTTCAGACCCCAAGGCAGAAAGGAAAGCTGCCAAGGAACGTGAAAAAACGGAAAATAAAAAGGCAAAACATAAGGTGAAAGGAGAAGGTCAGAATGTTGTTACGGAGCAGAAGTCCGAGGAGTTACAAGAGTCCGAAACCAGCGAAAGTGGGAATCAAAATATCAACACCGAATCTGAAGAAGGCCGGCAAGAGCAAGGTGAAAGCAGTGAAAGCGCCAAAAATCAAAACGAAGCTGAGGTAAGGGAAAATGGAAGTAACGAAAGCGGATTATCAGAATTATCTGAGAGAGAAACAGCCGGAACAGTACGAGAAGATGCAGCAGGACGGAAGGCTGGAGCCGTATCTGCAAATGAGGATGGAACAGGCGAAGCGTTATTACAAACAAATGATGAGGCTGTACGCAACAGACCATCCGAACAACGAGATTCTGACACCGGAGGATTATCTGGAAGGACAGAAAATGTACGCGGAGAATCTGACGGGCAAGATGCTTTTCGGGGAAGATTACATGAAACTTTAACCGAGTTTAACAACACGGTTAACGAACTGTACAACGACTACGAGGACGACAAAGTTGACCTACAGGATGTAAAAGATCAGGTAGATGCACAGCTCGATGAACTTGAAAAGCAGATAGACAAAGTCGAAGAAGAAAGGCAAAAGCTTACCCCAAACGAAAGAACGGAAAGAGACTACGAAAACCATTACAAGCACATCACGGTTAAAATCGGTGACAAAGAGTATAAGCCTGTTATTTATACCGGCTCAAATGGAAAAGAAGTCATTCGTTGGGCTACATCTTCTGGAAGACTGGTGGACAGGGGTGAGAAAAGACCATTAGGGGTACTTTTATGGTATTCGCTGATTGCCAGGGACTTCAACTCTGGGAAGTACCCAACATTAAATCAGATTGCAAAATACCTTGAAAACAGGCACAAGAAAAGCGACCTGCGAGAGATGCCGAAGTCTTGGCAGGAAGCAATAAAACTTGCAAAACAGTTTAAAAAGGAGAAAAAAGAATTATCTGTTGTAGATACAACACCCGATGCAAACACAGAGTATAACGCTTCAACTGTTGAGCGGTCGGGTGATGAACAGGTAAAGCGTTCCCTTGATGAACTGATTACCGAGGCAAAACGTGCATTTAAGAATGCAAAGAACTTCCGTATCAACAGGGACGACCTAATCTTCACTATGCCCAATGGGTTGGAGATGACGGTCAACATCAAAGACCAGATCATACTGAACGCTGCTGATGAAGCAAAGGCACGGAAAGAACATGGTCTTAATGAGGGTGGAATCGTTGTTGAGGGCTACGCTAAACGGCTTGACAAAGGTGCATTGGTTGCCTTGTCGAGAGAAAGCGGAACAGGCACGGCATATCATGAAGCGTTCCATACTGTATGGGATTGGGCGCTGAATGATAAAGAAAAAGCCGCCATGCTCAAGCACTTCAAACCCATTGCTGAAAAGCTGGGTGTTGCGGTGGATGAAGCTATGGCGGACGGATATCGTGATTGGAAGCTGGCAAGACAACAGCATAAAGGCACGATCTTCGGCAAGCTGTTCCAAAAGATTAAAGATTTTATTGACTCTGCAAGAGCCGTGCTGACCGGTGCTGAAAACGTAAACAACGTGTATCGTCAGATTGAAAGCGGTAGGGTTTGGAATCGTGATGCAAAGGGTCGGTTTGCAAAGGCAGAGGACAGCGACAAACAGTTCCTTGTTACAAACAAAAAAATCACCGGTGACACAAGGATACCGGTGGTTGATATTACGAGCAATCCGAAGTTCGATCGTTCCTCGCAGAACATAACGAAAACCGTAAAGGCGTTAATGAAGGATGACGAAGGAAATCCGATTCGTTTTACGCTTCAGGGTGAGGGACCGATTGGAAGAATTGCGAGTGTGGTTGACGGGAAGCACCTATTCAGTTCAAGCAATAAACATAAATCCAACATAAACAGCAGTGCAAGGCAGAGAGCGCTTTCCGATTTACGAACGATTTTGGAGTCTGCAATATATGTTGACAAGCACGCCGATACCAGACACGGAAGCGGAACAAAGTACATTGAACTTTACGCTGTTGCAGGAAACAAAAATGACAACACGCTGACACGATTCAGGATTGTAGCCAAAGAAGGTGACCCTGGTTCCGGTCAGTTTGAGGTCTCCGATGTCAAGTTTTACGACATAATAAAAGACGGCATCGTTAGTGCCAGCCCGTCAAAAACTGGCGGGAGTAAGGTCACTACGATGCCATCTGATATTAGTGTAGCAGAATTATTAGATGGTGTCAAGGACAAAAATGGAAAAGATTATGTGACCGATGGCAAACTAAACTACGAACCTGGTGTTATAAAAACATCTATAAGGAAACAGGCAACCGACAAACAGTATATGGATGCAATAAAACGTGGTGACATGGATGCCGTGCAGCGTATGGTTGATGAAAAGGCTAACGCCGTGCTGAATGATGTTTTGTTGCCAAACGATGATGATGAGGTTGGGTTTAAATATCATCGTGGCCCGGCACCCACAAAAACATTTAAACGGTATGCAGTATTGAATGTAACCCAAGATGGGTTTAAGGCCGCTTACGCTGGTAATAAAACAGGTACACCTGTAGGTGTATGGTTAGACGCTCAAAATCTACAGTCGTACACGAGCGACGTCACACAGTTTGATGATGGTTCGTTTGCAACCTATATACCAGGGGATACGGGCGCTTCGTTTGACTCCAAGTTCTCACCCGAGCTTAAACAAAAAATGATTAAGGAAAATGGTCTAAAGGCTGGGCAGAGTTGGTTATTAGAACGAGGTGGCAAGCACTCTTCCGATGTCCCAAACTTTAGTCAGATGAACCTGAAACAGGATGAAAACGGAAACAAGGTAAAATCCAGTAAAGAGGGCGCACTACCACACAATAAACTGATTTTTGAAATTGAGTATGGAATAACCGAAGGTGGAGACCTTACGGACTACGTTCGTGAACATGGCCGTATGATGAAAGGTAAGAACCAGGGATTGGCTAAAATTCAGCCGAACCAATACTACGATTTTAAGACGAACCCAAATGCTGTTGGTAACTGGGGCATTGGTGGAACATTTAGGATTGTTAGGTTGGTCCCCCATAGTGAAGTGGTAGAGCAGACAGATAAGTTTAAACGCGAACAGATTGAACAGGCCAACAAAGACTTTGAAAGTGGTTTAATCAGCAAATCCGACAGAGATAAACGCATCAAGGGTGCAAACGCCATCAGCTTGCAGAAGTGGGTAGGTGGATATCATCCAGAAGACTTCAACATTTCTGTTGAGTCTGTAGACAATCTGTACAAGGAAGGACAAAAGTCAAAAGTCCGTGACGCCATCACCTACGATGACAACGGCAATATAATCCCCCTGTCGCAACGATTCAACCCGGAAATCACAGATGATGTTCGCTACTCCATCAGACCTTCCGACACTCCGTTACAGCGGACGCAGAAGTTGCAGGAGGCTGCAGAATCTGTTGCCGATATGGTAGAACTGAACGCTGTAACATTCCGCGATCCAGAGTCTCAAAAATATATGAAACAACAGATTAAAAAGCGGAGTAATTTAAAGGGGAAACAAGCAGACCAATACGCCGAAGATTTCTTGAAAAGGGTAGAAAACATCGTTGAGATTGTAGAATCATTTTATGACAAATACCCAGACATGAAAGCATGGCAACAGCGACAGATAAAGAATGTTGAGGGAAAAGTTACCTTGGAAGACCTGACCTCAGTAGATACCCTTCGTGTACAGGTTAAAAAAGGTAAGAAAATGGTATGGGTTCCGTTGGTAAGTGCTTTTAGAAAGAACGGAGAATATCCCATCAATATCGATCTTGGTACGCTGTGCATGAAGCGTGAAGCTGCCGATGCACTAAATCAAATACTAATTGAAAAAGGATATGCGCAAAAGCTTGGTCCCACACAGTTAGAAGCACTTAAAGACTTGCTCAAACAGTACGGCTTTTTAACGGCTTGCGATGTCTGCTTCGTGGAAACCAAACGTGCGAGGATGTTAGCAGATGCCAACAAGACGGCCTACGATTGGGAGACGGTTTTAAATGCGTTAGGGTTAGACGACGACCATGAACTTGGTGATGAACGGCAACTTTCTGAAGATCAGAAGAAAAAGCTTGAAGAAATGACAAGCACCAAAAAGGTAATGGTCGGTGACGTTGAAAAGAAAGAATACCAAATAGCTTTTGAAAAGTATGTAGACCCCAAACGCAAACGGACTAAAACCAATGGGGACACGGGAACCGACCTTGACACGGGTACGACGGCAGACAAGATGTACAAAATTGCAAACCTGTTTAAGCAAGACCCCTCGTTAGCCGGAAAGTTACGACCTGAAACCCTTTTAACTACAAAAAAGACGGATGAACTGTTCCGTAGGTATGCAGGGCATACAGACATCAGCACGGTTATTTCTGGCATGTACGGAAGTGCAACTTCTAAGCCGTTGAATGGGTTTAACGTGTACGACCATCTGTCATGGCTGAAGAGCATGAACGAAGCGAAGTTGACAAAAAATCTCGATTGGCTGTACGACATCGGTGGTGGACGGGCGCAGTCTTTCACAGACTTTAACCCAATCTTGTTTGTTGACTATGTACAGATGATGGCAGATTACGAGGCAAGAAATATGCCGATGCATGTGTACACAAAAGTTCCTTCGTTTGTTAAGCTGTTTGGCAGAACCGGAACCATGATTAACATGAGTTTTGTGCCTAAAATTGTAAAAGGCGTTGACGAAGACCATGTCGGCTTACAGTGGAATGAAAAAACCAAAGAATGGGATTATGCATGGCACGAGGACAGCTTCCCCGTCGAGGAGGCTTACGAACTGCGTCAGCGTGAAGACTTTGGTGGAAGGGTAGGCACTATTGCGGTAGGTGTTTCTAAAGCACACATCGAAAAGATGATGGCCGACCCAAGAATCGACATGATTATTCCGTACCACAGGTCTGGGATGCCACACTCGGTTCAGGTCAAGACCGGACTTTTAAATGCAACCGATTATACCAACTATCAAAACATAAAATTCCCAGACAGGTATGATGCGACAATGAGGTTCGCCAAACTAACAGACCCAGACTTTGAGGAGAAAATGAAGGGTGCTGAAAAGACCGTCGCCAAATATCTGAAAGAACAAAAGAGGAAACTTGTAGACAAGTATCTGAACTACAGCAGAATTCTGATTGAAGAGGGAGACCCCAATAAGGCCGCGCAGACATATCTCGACCGTTGCAGAGAACTTGGATGCATACCAGTATTTGAAATGTTTGCATACAAGGATGGAAACAAAGAAGCTGGTATAGTTAACCCTGGTTACTATAAGATGCTTGAAGACTTCCGTGGGTATGATAACAACAACAAACCTGTTATGCAGGGCGCTGTTAGATTAAAGCTGACCGATGATTGGGAACAGGTATTGAATGAAGCCCTGGGCATTAGGGAAGAACAAAAGCAAAAGATTTCTGGGTTAAAAGACAACAAAGAATTCTTGGATAAAGCATATAAGATTTTAGAGCCACCACGGATCGATGGTGAAATCCGCGAGGTGATGGTTAAGCGGCTGAAGGGTGCGTTGGGCAATGACAACGTGCAGTCCCTTCGGAAAGATGAATTCCATGATTTGCTGGAAAAGGTTTATCAGGAAAAAGGTATATCTCAAAAGGAAGCGAAAGGCAGAGTGGAACGCTTCCGTAACGGAGATGGCATCGTCTATGGCTTTGCAAAAGATGGTGCGATATACCTCAACGAAGACTACTTCAACGCAAACACTCCTGCCCACGAGTTTACCCATGTGTGGGCAAAAGTCGCACAATCCAAAAATCCGACCCTTTGGAAGAAGGGTGTTGAGTTGTTAAGAGAAACAGAAGAGTGGAACAACGTTGTAAATGACCCACTGTACGAGGATATCGTTGGAAACGATAATGCGGTGGCATCTGAGGTTCTCGCAAGAGTAGTTGGGGAAGAAAATGGGAAATACATCGAGAGCATGTTAAGACCATACCAAAAACTCAACAAGGGTGAAGCGTTGATTGCACAGATTAAGGACTGGATTAAGAGCTTCTTTAATGAAGTTCGCAGTCTATTTGACCCAATTAAAGGCAAGCCCTTAACTTACGAAGAATTTACCAAGATGCCGTTAAAAGCATTATGGGATGAAAACGGACAGAAAGAGTTCCGTGAGGCGGTTGCAGAAGCAGTAACAAAAAGAACCAAAAACGATGTTATACATGCTGATGCAATCGAATTGCAGGCCGAAGGTACGCTTGCACAGCAGAAACAAGCCGTCCGTGAGCAGTACGAAGGTACTGACAAGTGGATGAAAGCACCCAATGGAAAACCGACCAATCTGACCGAAGATCAGTGGGTAACTACACAGACTCCGCAGTTCAAGGAGTGGTTTGGTGACTCCAAGGTTGTGGATGAAAATGGTGACCCGTTGGTTGTATATCACGGAAGCAACGCAAATATTGAAAGCTTCGACACCAATCGTGGTGGTGAGGGAACAGCACGTTGGGGCAAGGGCGCGTACTTTGCTACCGGCTACGGAACCGCTGAAACCTATGCAAAAGAAAGAACAATGGGCAATGGTGGTGAAGCTAATGTAATTCCGTGTTTCCTAAAAGCAGAAAACATCTTTGACAATGAGATGGGGGCAAGGGACATTCCCAAGACCAAGAACACTGCATGGCAGAAGTTGATGGACTTCCTTAAAGAACACAATATTGATCTTCCGTACATTATTGAGAATTCAAGACCGGGCGTTGCCGCAGGAATTGCTGCACGGGCATTTGGTGGTGACCGTAGGTATGGCTCATGGGAAGCCAACGCCAAGTTCAGAGAAAAGCTTCAGGAATTTGGCTTTGATGGAATATCTGCCAACCTTGAGGATGGCACGGAGTACGTTGTGTTTAACGCTAACCAAATCAAGGATGCTTCCGGTAATAACGTAAGCATTACCAAGGACAGCGACAACATTCATTACTCCATCACATCTGCTGCAAGCAAGGCAATCGACAAAGCGGAAGCCTATGTCAACCGCAATGTCCGTAAGCCGAACATGCAGACTGCAGAAGGTCGTGCATCTGAAATCTTTAACAACACCTACAACAATAACAAGGCACAGACATGGGTTGCATGGCTGAAAGACAGACGGGATAAATTCTATCGTGAGTGGATAGACAAGAACGAAGCCCTGCACAGGGTGGATGAGTTTATCCAGAACACGACCGGCAAGAAGCTGAAAGAAGAAGATAAAATCTACAATCGGGTGCAGGTAGCAAGAGCGCTGGCGAATGGTGCTGCAGATACCCTTGTACAAGGGTCTGAAGAAGCATTCAACGCACTGCGTGACTCTATCGGCAAAGGGGTTGACCCCAAGGATACGGCTGCGGTAAAACGTGCGGAAGACATGAGGAAAGAGTTCAAGTACGCAACAGTTCAACAGGCACTTGAACCCATCATGAAGAAGGATATGGATCAAAAATATCCTGATTATCTTGCGAAACACGGAATCAATACCTGGCGGGATGCATTCAGTAACTACCTTGGTGCAAGGCGTATTCTTGAGTTGGTACGGCTTGTAGAAGACAAGAGCTTACAGAATATCACCCACGACAGGAAAGAATTTACCGACTTTATTAACAAGCATCCTGAATATGAAGTGTTCCGGCCCAAACCATTCAGCAAGGTTCATTGGAGAAGACAGGTTCTGGATATGGCGCAAGTTGAGCCGAAACTTGCGGAACAGATGGCAAAGGAACTTGCCAAGACCTACAAGTTCCCCAAGGGGGTTTCAAGAGCCGACTTGGAAGCGTTGGTAAACAATGCTCCGAAAGAGTTCGCAAAGTCTGCCGATATCTACTATCAGTTGCAGAGGAATCTGCTCATTCTGATGGAAGATGGACATCTGATTCCCGGTGCAATTCGTGACAAGGTCAACACGCTGTACAAAGATTACTGCCCGTTGATGATTGACTACTCTGATACGGCAGGATTGGAACAGGCAATCAGTCAGTTCGGCAAGGGAGCAGACAGCATCGCAAACGTAAACAGCATGTTGAAACATGTGCTGTCGTTAGGTAGCGAACGTGGGTTGATTTCTCCGTTGGAATCCACCTACAAGAGCATACAGATGCTGACGGAACGTGCAGAACGAAACAAAGTTGCCGTACACTTTGTCAAAATGGTAGCCAACAGTCCTGAACTGCAAAAGACCGGACTGTTAGAAAAAGTTCCCGGCAAGAGTGCGGATGCAAAGAACTGCATCTTCACCGTGCTGATGAACGGAGAAAAGGTGGCTTTCAGAACCACACAGGAAATGTACGGACCTATCGTTGGGTACGACATTCCTGCAGCCGGCATCGTAGAAGGTGTTTGCCGTAGTGCTGCACAGACACTGCGTTATGGTGCTACTACATCCCCATCGTTCATCATCCGTAACTTTATCCGTGATACCATTTTCGCTGGTGTATCCAGTAGGAACGGCTTTGTTCCTGTCATCGACAGCTTCAAGGGTATGTGGGCATACCTACATAACAAGGAACTGCGTGGTGAATTCGATGCAATGGGCATCACGGCTTACAACTACTTCGGCAGCGGTAAGAATGCGGTGCGCAGCATGGATGAACTGATGGGTGAAAAGGATATGAAATATCTTAAAGACCATCCGTTGGAACTCATTAAAGAACTTATCAAGCTTGCTCCGAAAAAGTTTGAAGCCTGGTCTGAAATTGTTGAAGCCTCGACTCGTATGGGTGAATACATGAAAGCAAGACAGAGTGGCAAGTCGATGCAGGAAGCCGCATTGGATGCAAGGGATGTTACGTTGGACTTCAGCCGTTCCGGTTTCTACGGACAACGGGTCAACATGATGGTGCCGTTCTTCAATGCATGTATCCAGGGTGGTGACAAGATGTACCGCCTGCTGAACAGTAAAGACCCGGCAACACGGATGCGGACGATGCGTATGATTGGTATATACATCATGCTGCCCTCCATGATTTGTTGGATATTCAACCACGATGAGCCTTGGTACGATGAACTCGATCCGCACATCCGAATGAACAACTGGATTCTGCCTGGTGGCAAGATCAGGATTCCGAAACCGCAGGAAGCAGGCATCCTGTTTGGCAGTGGACTTGAGTCCATAATGGATAAGATGTTCACCCAAGAACCTCATGCTTGGAAAAATTGGATTTCTGCCATGAAAGAGGTGCTGATTCCCAATATAATTCCGACCCTGGGTCTTCCTATGTTGGAATGGGCAACGAACTACTCGTTGTTCCGTGAAAAAGCTATCGAGGGCAACCGCTTAAAGAGACTGCCTGTAGAGATGCGTTATAACAGTAGCACCACAGAATTTAGCAAGGCTGTAGGTAAGGCTACAGGTTTGTCACCTGTTAAGCTGGACAACACCATACGGGGTTATACAGGTACGTTGGGCATGTTGGCGGCACAGCTTCCTGACATGTTTTTTGAAGAAAAGCAGAGCCTACCGAGTAAGCCGATTACGGAACGTGCTATGGTTCGAGACTTTTTCTTGAACAGTATGAACATGAACCGCACTTCGGAAGACTTCTACGACCTCGTGAATGCTTCACAGCAGCAACATGCAGGCTATGGAAAGAAAGGCCGTCCGACACCTGCAGTAAAAGCCATCAACAAGGCACTGCGTGATGTGAGCAAACAGCAAAAAGACATACAGACAATTACCAACGCAAGGAACATATCGCCAGACAGGAAACGGCAGTTGATTGACCGCAAGCGTGAAATAATCAAAACGATTCAGCAGACCACGCTGAAACGTTATCGTGACAAGTTTGATGTTTAATCTAATAGAACACCCGGCAGTAATTGTGCTGCCGGGTATTTCTATATAATTTATTTTCAGAAAGGTGGAATTTATTATGACGACTATCGATTTGTATCAGGTACATCTGAAACCCCGTGAGGCTTATTTGCTGTTCCTGGCAAAGGGCGAAACCGACATCACGTTGTTACCGAAACCGCTGACCGAAGCAGATCAGGCACTGTACGATGATTGCGTTGCAGCGGCTGAAGCAGCTTCTGAAGATTCCGGCTCCGAAGGGTAATTCTCTCCGGTTAAAAAGCAGTAGAGGGGCGGTGATACTACCGTCCCTTATCTTTTTTAAGGAGAGGCCCAAATGAAAGACATTCTTAACGAAGTTTTATCAAAAATAAAAACAATGGACACACTTAAAACGGTGGCGGATAAAGGTATTGAAAAACTTGTGGCATCCGCTGTTAGTGCTACGTTGGTGGATGTTGGCACGATATTCCTTTTGCTGATGTTGCTTGAAATCATTGACATTTTTACCGCCTGTATCTTTCAAGCATCGTTACTCTACAAAGCCACCTACGATAAGCGAATAGTGGAAAAGCGTGGTTCACTGCTTACCTATATCAAGTACATATGGCAGGCACATCATTGGCGGTTCATTGATTCATATGTCCTGCGCGATGGATTCTACTCAAAGACGATCATATATTCACTGCTTCTCATTACTGGATTTTTGATTGATTTGGTTTTAAAAATTAGCCACTCGCCAATTCAACCTGCGCTGGTCATCGTTTGTTGCGTCCTGTCCATAACTGAAGGAATCAGCGTTTGTGAGAACCTTGACGCAGCCGGTGTTAAGATCGGCGGTGAAATCCGTGACCTTTTGAAGAAGAAGAAAGAGGGGATAAAGTAATGTTTGAGATAAAAAAAGGTGTGATTTATCACACAAGGGGCGACACTGGAGAATTTGACATCAATCTCACAATCGAAGGTGAAGCTATTTACGATTTTGACGCCATCTTCTCTGTTAAAAGAAACTACAAGGACACGACCTATATTTACCAGCGCACTGCTGAAGAAGGGCATATTCGTATCCCACATAGCGTGACGCAGAATTTACAGTTTGGTGATTACCATTACGATATTGAGATACATTACAACGATGAAACGGAAGAGGGACGGTATGTAACAGTTGGGCCTTATGCGTATCATCTGTTGCCTGATGTAACAGTAGAGAGGTGATGATGTATGAGCCAAAGTTTTGATGTAAACATTACTTCTACGGATGCAAACATTAACATATCTGCTCCTGAATACACTGTAGAATTAAAAACCGGTGGTGGGAGAGGTAGGAGTGCATACGAAGTTGCAGTAATGCACGGATACGAAGGAACCGAAGAAGACTGGCTGTTGTCATTGGTAGGCCCACAAGGACCACAAGGTGATGTGGGTCCGCAGGGTGAGCAAGGCGAGCCGGGAACTCCGGGTGAAGCAGGACCACAAGGGGAAAAAGGTGAACCAGGTGAAAAGGGTGATACAGGTGAAGCTGGTCCCAAAGGCGACAAAGGGGACACCGGCCCTCAAGGTGAACAAGGCATTCAAGGTGTACCCGGTGCAAAAGGTGACCCGGGAGCCACCGGCCCGAAGGGTGACAAAGGTGATACCGGGGTCAGCATATCTAATATCACGTTGAACAGCGACTATACATTGACCATAAGCTTAACAGACGGCACGTCTTACACCACTGCTGTTCCCATTCGCGGTCCGCAGGGTGAGCAAGGTGTTCAGGGCATTCAAGGCATACAAGGTTTGCAGGGACCAAAGGGTGATAAAGGAGACACAGGTGCTACAGGACCACAAGGACCTGCAGGTGATACTTGGTTGGAAGCGGACACAAACGGTGACCTAATGCCGGTAGTGTAACAAAGGAAGTGGTAAAAATGAGCATGATACCGACATCTAAAATGACCCCTGACACGTTGGATGATGTCAGAAGCATGGCAAGAGAAGCAGGGAACTATATTGACCACGTTTATCTGCATTGGACAGCGGGGCATTATGGGCAGGCATACGATGACTACCATATCTGTATCGATAAACACGGTGAGATTTACATCATGTGCGACAGCTTCTTTGAAAAACTACCTCACACATGGAAACGGAACAGCTTTGCAGTAGGAGTCACACTACTGTGCGCGGTAGATGCAGAAGCCCGTGATGGATACAACGCATGGTTGGGTTATGAGCCTCCGACAACGGAACAGATCGAGAGCATGGCACAAGTCGTTGCGGTACTGGCAGACGAATTCCAATTGCCGTTGGACTGTGATGAATATGTTATGACCCATTGTGAAGCTGCGGAGAAGGACGACTACGGACCCTCCACAACGTGCGAACGCTGGGACCTTTGGTATCTGCCGGATGAATATGGAAACAATGGGAAACTTGTCCCCGGTGGTGATTTAATTCGTGGAAAGTCTGCATTCTATCAAAGGATATGGGAACATGATGAGACAGGAGACTAAAGGATTTTATGAAGAAAACAAAGATTTTATCATTGCTTTTGCTGTTGTCGTGGTTGTTGGCATTGCCGGTGTGTGGTTGGTGCATGACTACACCAGAAACAAGCCAGTCTATAACCATACCGATGACGGAGTGGAACGGCTTGAAAAACGACTGGATGATATTGGACAGCGAATTGACAGCTTACAAAAACGAGTTGTCGAAAATCAAAAAGCCGTCGAGAGAATTACTGGAACAGTTAGCGCAGGCAGAGAAAATGCTGAACGAATTGAATCAGGAATTACAGAAGCAGAACGAAGACTTGACAACGCTATCCAAGCAAGTGGCAGAATCCAAAACAGAATTGCAGACATTGAAGCAGCAAATCAAAAAGGAAAGGTCTATCCATAAAAGACAGATATGGCAAAACAGGATTTGGTGCTTCGTTGGCGGGGTCGCAATCGGGACTTGCATTTCTCATAGTAAGTGACACGCAAGTGACACAAAGTGATGAAAACCCAGTCGTAGAGCGAAGTATGGTTCACGTTAGATGAGCCACAATACCTGTGAGTTGAATATCGAAAAGTCAGTAAAACCGCTGTATCGTGCATGGTACAGCGGTTCTTTTAATTTACTGAATTGTTTAAAATTGAGTAAAATTTAATTCGTAAGTGACATGCAATATACAAATTTAAAGACGGTTCACCGCGTCAATAAGCTGTTGGATGGTCTTGTGGGTGTAGACACGTTGTGTTACAAGTGACGAAGAATGCCCCATAATCAACTGTATGGTTTTGGGACTAATCTCTGCGTTATCTAACAGCGTGGCACAGGTATGTCTGCCATCGTGGGGGAGATGGTCTTTTAACAATTCAGAACGTTTCCATATCTGTTTTGTCATACTCTGAAGATCGTATGGTTTGCCTTTTGCCGTAACGCACAAATACTCGTTATCAGGATTATACCATCCCTTGATGATGGGCATTATTTTGTCGGCAATGGGAATGACACGGTTTTTACCGGCGGTCGTTTTAATGCCACCTACCATGTAATGTTTGTCAATGAACACATTTTCTGTTCGTATCTGCAATAATTCTGATGGACGCATCCCGGTATAGATATACGCCAAAGCGAAACATGCCCCAATTTCGTTCAGATTTGTCCATAGGCGCGTTATCTCTTCCGGGGTAAAGGGTTTATGCATGGTGCTTGCTTCCGTGGCAGGAACGCTGCATAACGAAGCGTAGTTGATGGTCACCAGTTCCCGATCAATGGCAAAATTGAAAAGCTGGCTGAACAGAAGCTTGATATTCCGTTTTGTTGCCGGGCCTTTGTCACAGTGGTCAATCACAGCCTGTATGTGGCGCTTGCGAACCTCCTTGAAGTTCATGTTGTTCAATGTTTTCGCATTTTTATAGGCAGAGGTGTAACGCTTGTTGACGGTCTGCTTTTTATCCGTCTTCAACCATTCGACCCACATGTCATACACTTGTGCGACAGTAAGAGATGCTTCGGCAAGGTCGTAGGGATTGGCGTTATAGGCAGACAGCGCTTTCAATGCTTCGGAACGCGTCTTATAATAGCCAAGATACTTAACTATTTGTTTTGCCTCGTCCGTCCAGCCTATCGTGATGCGGACGGCATAGGGTTTTCTTCGGTTGCCTGAAAGCTTGCTGATACCACCGAATCCGTTAGGTAACCGCATAATCTTGACACTCCTTGTTTGATAAAATAAAAATTGCGTTGTATAATAAATTATCCACGAACTAAAAACTACGAGATGGAAGAACCCCGAATTGAAAAGTAGGGGTACGACCTGTTGGATAACACCATCTCGGAACAGGTGGTTTTTGGTGAGTGTTCCGTCCGTATTGAGGAAAAAAGCTGGGTTCCCAAATGGGAGTAGCGAGAAATCGTTAGCATCCTTTGCTCCGTGATGGACGGATACTGCCTTATACATACGGAACTGACCGAAAAGGTTTTACATAATCATAAGCAGAACTGTAACGGCGGTTTTGGTATAAGGTTTTTAACGGGCAGACAGCGACGTCTAAACACAAGGCGCACCACGCTGTGTTTACTGCCTGCCTGTTATATGCTACCGACATCGGATGGAAACATTCGATAAAGAACGTTGCAAGCTCCGCCCGGAACGGCTTGTAGCGTTCTTTTTTTATTTAAATTGTAACCGATAGTTGCCAGTTACCCATTCATTGAATATAATGATAAAGAGGTGATGGATATGGCAGAATTCTACGACCCGCCGAAAAAAGTTGTTGGTGTAGGCGAAAGTTTAGGGGAAGATTTTAATCTTGAAGTAAAAAGGGTTCATTCACTGCGAAAAAATATCATTCGTAATTACAGCGATGATGATTTGGCGGCTTTTCTCTGCCGGATATATGAGCATAGCAGAGGTTGTAACAGTAGCGAAAATTGTCAGTTTTGCAATTTTAAAATATGCAAAGGTCGGGAGTACGTTGGTGCATGGTTGGGAAAAGAAATTGGAAGCGGTCAGGATAGTTTTGATTGTTTCAAAAATTTTCCTATTTTGTGAAACGAATAATTCTTTTAACTTGCTGTTGTAACCAAACTTGCAACAAACTTGCAACCAAAATCAAATATAAAACGCATCAACCATGCGTGTTTGTGTGGTTTTGTTGCAACTAAACTTGCAACAATTTTAACTTGCTGGTAACTTGCTAAACCCCTCGATTTCGAGGGGTTATTTTTTTATTTTAGGATGCTGATGTGACATTTTTTTCTGTGTATTTTGGAACCTCAACAAGGTCGTATCCATAATCTAACAGCCGATCTTTTCCTTCTTTGTTAAGCCTTTCAAACACGGAGAGTAGTGCAACCTCTTCTGCTTTGAGATAAGGTCTGTCAGAAATGTCTACCACACCATTTATTGTGCTTGTTGCCAATGTTTTCGCTTCCCAACCCATTAATCGACTCGGTGATACTTTTAAGAGTTCTGCTATTTTTTCAATTTTGTCGTATGGTATTCCAGAAATTTCACCGCTTTCGTATCTTTGAACGGTAGCCCTTGATACACCAATTTTCTTTCCAACCTCTTCAAGGGTAAGTTTTGCATTGGTTCTAAGTTCCTTAATCCTATCACCTACAGATTTTGACATAATTTAATCACCTCGCTTACTAACATTAATTATATTAAAAGTTTACCTATCATGCAACAAAAAAATTGTACTTCGTAAAAAAATCCCTTGACACGAAACAAATTTTTTGGTATTCTTGTTACGTAACAAGAAACAAAAGTGAGGTGATATTGTGGTAAATACAGATAAGATAAGAGGATTAATGGCAGAACGCAAAATGACAGGCAGGGACATGGCAGAAGCCCTTGGGATTAGTGCCAATACTTTTTCTGCAAAGATGAAAGCAGGGGTTTTTAATTCTGATGAGATGCAGAAAATTGTCGAGGTTCTTTCTATAGAGAACCCATTGCCGATTTTTTTTGCTCCAAAAGTTACGCATAACGTAACAAAAGAAGACGCTATATAAAACACCAAAGGAGATGAAGCACATGATTAGAGCATTAGGACGCCATTATAAAGTCAAACTTTTCTACGAAGTTGAAGTTGATGTCATTGCCCACGATGAGGATGAGGCGCAGGAAACTGCTGAAAGATATGTAAGCGATCTGTTGGACGATGACGAGGTCAAGATTCTTGATTGTAATGTGGACGACCCCGAATGCGGTGAAGAGGCATTGGAGATTATCAGAGAGGATGATTGAGATGTTGGAATTGTTAGATCGATTCGGTGGTTGGTTGGAATGGCAAATAGACCACAATGATTACCTATTCGGATTCATCGCCGCCTTCTATATTTTTTTCTTCTGTTGGGTGATTGGAATCATCGACGTGGTGATGAAATGAGTAATTTTTCGGAGAATTTAAAAAAGCTCCGCATACGGAATGGATACACCGTTGTAGAGCTTGCAAAGATACTTAAAATTGGGGAAAGCACATACAGGAATTATGAGAACGCAAGACAAGAGCCTGTAGTCACAACACTGTGCAAGATGGCAAAAGTACTGCATACCGACTTCAACGGATTGTTGGGCGGGTATATTCCTAACAGTGAAGTGGACAGGGCTTTAGGGGAAGTCATCCAGAGTCTGAGAGACCTAAAGGAGAAATGGGATGGTCAAGGTTAGTATAGCGAAAGCGGCAGAAATGATGAACAAGGGTCAGCAGTTTGTCCGCATCGCACTACAGAGGGGGTTGGTGCCATTTGGGTTCGCAGTAAAGCTACAAGGGGAAGACAGTCGGTATGACTACTATATCAACCCCAAGCAGTTCTGCGAGTACCTTGGCATCACGGAGCAGGAGCTGACAGAACGTGTTAAGAAGTGCGAGGCGAAGGGAGAGGGAATCCATGAACCGCTTTTTGAATAGCTGGTGGTTTACATTCTTTGCCAGTGTTGCAGTATTGGCAATACTAATAGCCATTGCGGTAGACCTTGTGGTCATATCGGTTGCAGGGCATTCACTTTGGTTTCCTTACCCAAAATAAAAAAGCACCGGTAGCCAGCCGGTGCCGTTACGAAAGGAGCTACCAATCAACACAATTGATTGAAAAGCTTATAGTCATTATAGCATGGATTTTGGAAAGGGGCAAGCATGAGTAAAACAAGATTATTAATGACGGTCGAAGAAGCCGTACATAAACATGACAAGTGGTTGGAAATCCGTAACATGGGCATCGGTGGCAGCGACGCCGGTGTGATTATGGGGTTAAACCCCTACAAAAGCCGGTTGAGGTTATGGATGGAAAAGACAGGCAAGACGGAACAGCCGGACCTGTCCGACAACGAAAGCGTGTATTGGGGAACAAAGTTGGAGGACGTGGTTGCAGAATACTTCACCGAAAAGACAGGGAAGAAGGTACGCCGGTGCGGAACATTGCAGAGCGTTGAGCATCCGTGGCTTTTGGCGAACGTAGACCGATTAATCATCGGTGAAGATGCGGGTTTGGAGATAAAGACTGCCGGTGTGGGTCAGTCCAAACTTTGGAAAGATGACGAGATACCGGACAGCTATTACGCACAGTGCCAACATTACATGATGGTGACAGGCTGTGAAAAATGGTACATTGCCACGCTGATTGGTGGCAACAAGGGACTTATTAAAGAAATCCCACGGAACGATGCATTTATTGATGATATGTTCCACAAGGAAGCTGCGTTCTGGACACTTGTTGAAAACGACACTATGCCAGAGGTCAACGACGGGTTGGAAGATACAGCGGATGCATTATTGGAATTGTATCCTCAGGCCAAGCCGGAAGCCTATGCGGAGTTGGAATGTACGGATGAAATCGAAAAGATTTTTGAACTGTACGAAGAGGCTAAACAGGCCAAAGAGCAATACGAGAATTTGGAAAACGAATGCAAGAATAAGATCAAAAGCCTTGTTGGTGACAACGAATACTGCAAAATAGGAGACAAACACAAGGCAACCTGGTCTAACACGGCAGGTAGGGTCACACTCGATACGAAAGCGTTACAGAAAGATTTGCCAGAAGTATACGAAAAATATAAAAAAGTCGGTAAAGCCAGCCGACGGTTCTCGATGAAATAGGGAGGAAAAAGCATGACAGAAGGAGCTATTCAGACAATCAGCAGGCATGTCAAGGAGTACCGGTACCTGTTGGGGTTGAATCAGTTACAGTTTGCGGAACGCTGTGGACTGGATGTTGATAGGATACGGGAACTCGAACAGGGAAAGGGTGCTACACGCAATGCGATTGAATTGTTGCGGATAGCGGAGGCCTGCAACGTGCAGTATTCTGACCTGTTCACAAGAACAGATGACACTATTGTTAAAAAGAACGCAGACCTACCAGATGGCGTTTTGGAAGGAATTAAGAATGCCATCGACGGTGGTGGCATCATCAGTAGAAAAGATTTAGCTAAAAAGATGGGTGTATGTCACTCCAACATAAGCTTTTGGCTTAATGGTGTTAACTCGCTTAACCCATTTAATTTTCAAAACCTTATAACCATTTTAAACCTCAATGCCGCAAAGCTTGAGGCGATGGTAGCGAAACAGACAGAAGAAAGACCTATGGTTGATGAATCGAAACCAAAACCTGAGGAAAAAATTCACCCCTTGCCGGAGCCAAGGCCTGAACTTATCGGTGAAGAACCGGACAAAGAAGAACCGAAAGCCACAGAAATAACCGACCCTGTCGATGAACGGATTGCGAAAATCATGCGTTTATATATGAGCATCGATAGATACCTTACGCAATTGGATGAAATTATAAAAACAGCGTCTAAACTGCGCGATGAATTAGCAAAACTGAAATAAGAGGAGGAAGTTAAAATGGCAAATGTAAAAACAGGAGTAGTAAGCACCACCACTAATGCACCGGCAAAAACAGCGGGGTTGAAAGGTCTGCTGATGAGTATGCAGGGACAAATTGCAAAAGCACTGCCCAGCGTGCTGACACCGGAGCGGTATACACGGATGGTCATGACCGCACTGTCCACCAATCCGCAGTTACAGCAGTGCACACCGGAAAGCTTTTTGGGAGCGGTTATGCAGGCCGCACAGTTAGGGGTAGAACCCAACACACCATTGGGTCAGGCATATCTGATTCCGTTCAGAAACAAGGGTCGGTTGGAAGTACAGTTCCAGCTTGGCTACAAAGCATATTTAGACCTTGCCTACAGGTCGGGTGAGGTAACCATCATTGATGCACAGGCCGTGCATAAGAACGATGAGTTTGAATACGAGTACGGACTCGACCCGAAACTGAAATTCAAGCCGGCACTGACAGATCGGGGAGAGGTCATTGCATATTACGCAATGTTCAAGACGAAGATGGGTGGCTTCAACTTCATCGTGATGAGCAAGGAAGACATCGTGAACCATGCCAAACAGTACTCCCAGAGTTTTGGTAGCAGTTTTTCACCTTGGAAATCCAATTTCGACTCTATGGCAAAAAAGACGGTACTGAAACAAGTCTTGAAATACGCTCCGTTAAAGAGCGAGTTTGCGAAGAACCTTGCGGCCGATGAAACCATTAAGACGGACATCCAACCGAACATGGTTGATTTGGCAGACGAAACCGAACCAATCAACGTAACACCGACAACGGAACAGGTGAATACCGAAGTTGAACCGCCGGACGAAATCGTTCCGTTTGATGAAGACTGACACACGATCTTGGAAGTAGCCCACGGTGTGATGACCTCCTCACCGTGGGCGGGGCTGGAGGAAGTTAGATGGCAAGAAAAGCAAAGCAGGATGTTCTCGTATCATACGACTTCTTGCCTGTTTTTGAAACATTGGTCAACCAGGGCAAGGAAAAGATTGCTGCTGAGTTGATCATCGCAATCATAAAGTTCGATAAAGATGGCGTTGAGCCATCTTTTTCTGATGCATCCGTTGAGCTGGTTTGGGAGTCTGTCATCAGACCAAGGCTTGTGGAAAACAAAAGAGCATATGAAGAAGTCGGAGAAAAACGTAGGGCTGCGGTCAACAACAGATACAGGAAGAATGAACAAAATAATACAGATTGTACAAATGAATACAAATGTAACAACGATGTTCAAAACGATAACGTGAATACCGATGTACATGATAATGATAATGATAATGATAATGTTAATGATAATGTAAAAGAAAAAATAAATAAAAAAGAAAAGCCACAAAAACATCAATATGGCGAGTACAAAAATGTGCTTCTGTCAGATGATGAACTGCAAAAGCTTCAAACGGAGTTTCCGTCCGATTGGAAAGAGCGAATAGAAAACGTGTCGGAGTACTGCCGATCCCACGGGAAAACCTATAAGGATTATCTTGCCACTATACGCAATTGGGCAAGAAGGGAAAAGCAGAACGCAACAAAGCCGACACCTATTCGGAAAAATGATGTGGCAAGTGGATACCAACGAATGATGGAGATTCTTGGGGGCAATGATGAAGAAGATTGATGATAAAGCCAAAAGAGGAAAAGTGATTGCCATGCTTTTTGCAAGCTATGGTCAGGGCAGTGAAGCGGAACGCATGGCGGTTTATGTGGAAATGTTGAACGATATTCCTGCCGATGTATTGGAAAAGGTTTGCAAAAAGGCAATCCTTGAAAGTAAGTTTCTGCCGAGCATTGCAGAATTGGTACAGGCTGCCAAGGAACTTGTGGCAGAAGCCAACGGCACGGACATACTTCCCTTTGCTGAAGCATGGAAAGAGATTACGAAAGAGATGCACGACACGTTCGTATATGGCACTCCCAAATTCAGCAGACCGGAGATTCAACAGACGGTAGATGCATTCGGCTGGCAAGAGTTGTGCGAGATGAGGACACAGGACATCCCCATCATCAGAGCGCAGTTGAAAGCCATGTACGAAGGCATCTGCAAGAAGAATCAGGAACGTGCCATGAACGGCTATGTGCTGGGAACAACGGTACTGATCGGTGATAAAAATGCCGTGAGGTTGATGCTGGAATGAGTAAAATGGTATGCCCAACATGCCGGGGGAAAGGTTGGTTTAAAGAGAGGACTTACCTTAATGGCCGGTGGGTACAAGAATCCTTATGCGAAACCTGTAAGGGAAAGGGAAAAATCCCTGTGGCAGAACCGAAAACTCATTTTGAAGCAATAACGCAAAGCCCGGAAAAGTTGGCGGCGTTTATATTAAATATCAAGACTGCTTGCGAAATATTATACGATTGCGATAAATGCCCATTACTCGAAATTTACCGCCGTTGTAATGATTTAGAAGAACTTATTATATGGCTGAATCAGGAGATAACGCATGGAAACCAAGAAGAAAAAAACTGATTTGGATCAGGATACCTTACGGTTCGCCCACGAACTGGAAGACAAGCTCCTACCCACGATGGGGAACTGCGGACTATGGAACGAGGAAGTACCTGCCACGATGGAGCGGAAACGGAATCTGCTATTTGTGATAGCTCAACGGCAAGCCAAACTGAAAAAACAAGTGGAATGGCTACATCAGCAACAGGAATATTACCGGCAGTTGCAGGAGGGTTTGTAAAGGTGAATGGGAAAGTGGGATTAGTTGATAAAGGGGGTGGTTTCCGTTGAATAAACAGCTTACATTAGGCTCATTGTTTGACGGAATATAGGTGGGTGGCCACTCGCAGCCATAAAGAATGGAGTCAAACCAGTTTGGTCTTCGGAGATTGAAAAATTTCCGTTGGCATTAACGAAAATCAGATTTCCCAACACGATTCAGTTGGGAGATGTAACAAAAATAGATGGGGCAAAGATTCCCCCGGTTGATATTATCTGTGCAGGAAGTCCGTGCCAGGATTTATCCGTGGCTGGGAAAAGAGAGGGGTTAAAAGGTGAACGAAGCGGATTATTTAGAACGGCAATTGACATTGTTTACGGAATGCGAAGAGCTACCAACGGAGCTTACCCAAGATTCTTCATCTGGGAAAATGTCCCAGGAGCCTTTAGTTCCAATAAAGGGCTTGATTTTCGTGCCGTGCTTGAAGAAATCGGACAGACCGAGGTTCCAATGCCTGCCAATGGGAAATGGGCAGAAAACGGAATGGCTCAATTACCTGGATGTGAGATCGCCTGGAGGATTCTCGATGCTCAATGGTGGGTACCTCAGAGGCGCAAAAGAATCTTCCTTGTCGCAGATTTTGCAGCCACCGACAGACGTGCCGGAAAAATACTATTTGTCGAGCCGAGCATGTCAGGGAATCATCCGCAGGGCGAAGGAACGTGGCAAGGAGTTACCGGAAGCGTTGAGGATGGCACTGGAAGCGCAATCACGCTTAGGGAACGAGCAGGCAAACCCGGTGGTGGCAAAAAAGGCCCCTTGCTTGCAATAGATAAGAGCGGGCCATTAATGGCTAACACCAATGACCAAGCGGTGTTTCAACAGAAGAACACGGTGTACGATATGCACCACGCAGCGGATGTGATACGAACCCATGTCAACGTTTCACCAACCCTGATGTCAAGGATGGGTACAGGTGGGAACAACGTACCGATTCTTACCGAGGGCATGACAATGTTTGAAAGTCATCCGAGGGACAGCCGTGTGACAGGACCGGTGAACGTATCCCCGACCGTCACGGCTCATTTCCATAAGGGAAGTGCTGATACACCTCTGATCTTGAATGACCAAGGTGGAATCTATGAAGCTGACAAGTCAAGAACCTTGGATACCAACGGCATGAACCCAAACTGCAACCAAGGTGGGAATGTAGTGGTGTATGCCCTTGAAGGAAACGGAGCGAGGGAATCGCATCGTGGTCCCGGATACAGCGACAGCGGAAAGATGTACACGTTGAACACTGTTGAACAACATGGGGTAGCGTACAGTATTGGTCATGATGAACGGAGCGCACAGTTTGAACCGGATCAGGCAGACCCACTTACCGCATGTGATTACAAACAGCCACCTGTTGTAGCACAGCCTGTGTCCACTGGGGGGGGACGCTCGTATGCAATAGGGAATGGGCAGACGCAACAGTTGAAAATGTCCGAAATAGTGGGAACGCTGAACTGTATGCACGACCAGATAGCTATCATGCAACCGCTTGCAATGGAAAGCAAACCATCGGAAGCCTGTGCGCCCATGACGGACGAGGACTCAACGGACAAGATGTAGATCAGGGAAAGCTGATTGTGGAGATGTGGGATGAGGAACATAACGATAGCTGATGTGGTCGGAGCGCTATGCAATGATGACCACAAGGGCATCAACAACCAATATGTCGGTCAAGGCAAGGTGGTAATAGTTGAAGATGTACGAGGAGCATCAATTCGGAGCATGGAGAAGATGCAGGAAAGCCGCACCTCTGAGGGCGTGCGGTGGAATCTATGGGTGGGGGACTGAAAGTATCGTGACAGAGGACATTAAAGCAGTGGATGCGAAAAATTTTGTAGAAGGAAATGTGAACGGAACGCTGACAAGTGCTGCTGGACATAACACGGAATCCAATAATGTGGTACGACAACAGTATGCGGTAAGAAGGCTCACACCGTTGGAGTGCGAAAGATTACAAGGCTTGCCAGACGGATACACTTTGATAGACGATAAGTCCTGCTCAGATTCAGCGCGTTACAAGGCTTTGGGTAATGGGATGGCAAGTCCTTGTGCAGAATTCGTGATCCGGAGAATTGTGGAAGAGGTCGGTGAAGAATGATGGTCGCTGTAACAATCGTATCCTGGCTAATCGCGTTGTTATATGCAGCGATCGTGCTGTCTGCTCCTGTAATGGCCGTGATGTATGCGATAGGGGGATAACATGGAATACATTACAAATGAAATGTTACTTGAAGCAATACGCAAAAAACAGCCTAAAAAGACCAATTTCCAGCGTATTACCGCTTCCCCTGAAGCATTGGCAAAGTGGTTAGAAGAAGGTATTGGGAGTTTCTGTGACACTTACAATGGTGGGGTTGATTGTGAGAAATGCCCCATTGCAGACGATTGTGATGTAATTGAACAAAAACGACTAAAACAATTAAGG